TTCTTACGAAGCTGGCCGTTACGTGCGAATTCCGCGAGCGCGGCTGGACTATAAACGAAGCTCGGTATATCCAGGCCGCTCTCCCGGGCGATCACATCAATGAACGAGCCGGACCACACCGTGGAATCATACCCTACGCGCTCGCCGAATATGTTCCGTCCAAGAAGCTCGGACTTATATCCGGTGTAGCGGCGGGCCGCTGCAATAAACGCATCTACCGTCATTATGTTCCTTCGTTAAAAGTTAAGGATCTGAGCTAGCTGCAGTTACTAGTCCGTTTCAGGAAGTTGTTCGGAAGATAGCTCGAGTACTTGATTGTACAAGTTCTCGGCTTCCTGGGCAAGAGCGGTTAATCGGATGTGCTCGATACGGGTACCTGCATTGTTTATATCCGCTTTGAGGTTTTCGTACAAGTTGCTGGCCGCTATTACCAGATCTTCTTTTTGTTCTTTATTCACTAGCGGTTTCTTCCTTGTCCGTTTCAACGACTTCTGCATCAATGATGTCTTTTTCGGGTTCAACGTGAAGTCCCGCTTCAGCTAGTCTAGCAGCAGCTGAAATTGCACCTTGGGCGAGACGGTCAAGACGCTCGGCAATCACACTAGCAGCAGGCCGCACATCAAGGTTCACCGTTGTGTCTATCTCCACGCCGCCTCGAACTCCGGCACGATCTAGGATCTCCGTTGCAGCTTTCAACTTCACCGGTTCTGACTCCGCGTTCTCCATCAGATCTTCGAGTAGATCTACTGCGTACGGGGCCGCCTGTACCAACTTCGCACGAGCCCGTTCGATGTCGTCACTCGTTTTATGTTTGACGGATCTTAAGTGGATACGGCACAGGCCGTCATCTTTTGGACGGCCGCTGCTCCACAACATACAACGAATACCGTCATCTTTGATCTGGCGGCAGCGGTGGGGTTGGGCTAGAGGTTGACGCTTCGGGTTAAGTACACCCGTTTCCTGTTCTTTCAAATAGAGGCGGGTACTATGTACAACCCAAGGCGGTACTAAGTAGTCGCTCGCCTCTTCCGCTAGAAGATCCAGGCCGGTGATAAAGTCCGAGTTGTTGTCCGTCGGAACCATGAGAAGTGGGCGCTTTTCGGCAAGAGATTGGAGGCGACGCTCCATCCGACTTTCAACGCTTCGTGCGAAGATGAGTCCGGTAGCTTGGCCCGTTGTTGAATAAACAGGATCCCAAGACATACGCGCTCGCCGTAGGATAGCACGGTTTTGAAAGTTATCTTCGCAAACGCCCCTATCAACTTCTTCAATACCGAGAAGGGAAAGGTCGGGGCGGAGGTCGATAGGTTCATCAACCCGAGGAGCTAAGTCAGCCGGGTCTTCGTCTTTTTCGAACATCGTTCTCTCCGTTGGAAGTTGGCTTGTGGATATCTACAAAAGTTACCCTATTGTTTAGAAGTTACAAGCCGTCATAAGTGTTAGGTGACGATGGCTCTGCCGACTGGGGAGAGGACTTGCGGGAGAACCACCGTCCTATTAATTTTACGCTATGGCAAATCCTGTGATTTGTCGTAGGGTATAGTCAAAAAGTTTTTTTGCCCGTGGACAGGGAGACGCCAGGGTAATCTCTTTACATTAACAACGAATGTACTCTAGTACAGTTCTTACTAGTTGATTCGTTTAGCGGTCTTGTTGTTTAGCTTGCCGCTCAGTAGTCTAAATCGACCTTGCTCATCGCGAAGGAACTGTCTAGAGTTATCCTTCGCTCTCGCTGATTTTTGTTTTTGCTTCTCTAAATGAACTGACTCAACATCGTCTAAATGAACATAGCCAGGGTGGGCTAACTTAAGTGAACCGTCTTCAATCCAGTTGTAGATTGTTTTATAGCTGACGCCGATAACGATAGCGGCTACCCTAATCTTTGTCATTTTTCTCATGGCTAAACACTATCACTCTTGACCCACCAACCGCGGTGGTCTTTCTTTAATTTCTTAACTTGCTCTCGAAGCTCTTCGATTCTATCTCGGTGGTGAATCCTATCTTCGATTTGACTTGGCAAAGCTAGAATTTCATATCGGTCTACGGCAAAGTGAATTTTGTTTCCATAGACATAGTGTCTTTTAATATACCCCATTTGAGCATAATAGCTAATCATCCTGGTCCCGACCTTTAGGATGTCTGCTGCTTCTTTGGTTGAGATTAGTCTTCCGGAATATCTCTTGAGGATAATCTCAAACTTGGAAAGTCCCATGATGTTTTTGACTTCTTCAGAGTCAACTAAATAATTCCTCTTGTGAAAGTTAGCTGTTGGGTATTTCTTCAAGAGTCCGCTCTTGGTCCAATGAGTAATCATTGTGTCAGTTACGAATGCAAGTTTTGCTGCTTCATGTGGAGTGATTAATGGCATGTCATGAGTATAAAGAAAACGGACCCCAAACGCAAGTTTGAGATCCGTTTTCCAAACTCCAGAAGGCAACCATATACTGACTGGAGTTTTAACCCTTACTTCTTTTTCGGGGCTGGCTTTTTCTTCTTAGCAACAGGAGTATCAGCAATGTCCTTCTTGATAGCATCCTTCTTTGCAGTGGTCTTAGCAACTGGCTTCTTTTCAGTAGCCTTAGCCTTAGCCTTAGCCTTCTTGTTCTCAGCAACCTTCTTGTTGATTCCATCAATCACGGCTGGCTTCTGAACAATGCCCTTAGCCTTCATGGCTTCTGCATCTTCGATGACCTGCTGTAGCTTTGGCTTACGTGCTGGCTTAGTAGCGGAAGCTGCTTCAATCTTAGAAGTCACGCTCTTTGCGTAAGTCTTCTTTTCATCTCCAGCCTTGCAGTAGCACTTATCTCCCTGACCACAAACACATGCTGGGTTGTCGTTAGCAGTTGCTTTCACAGTGGTAATCTTTGTGTGGTCTACTGGACACTTTGCTTCCTGCTTGTCTTCCATAACCCAGCGACCCATATCATCACGCTTGATAAACATCGGACCGTGCTCATTTGGCAGAGCCTTACCGCCTCGTAGAATCCTACGAATTTTGTTAAAGATTCCCATCTTCCATACCTTTCCAGATATCTTCTAGTTGATCGACATCCACAACTGGGTCGATTTTGTTGATAATACTCCAAATGTATTCAGTTAGAGTATCGGCTACTTGCACATCGAGTACATCATAGTCAGTCAGAATTTGTAGATGCGCTTCGATCTGACGACCCGCTTCTTCCTTCATCATCGTTACCACACTCCTTGCATTGACAGTACCACTTTTTCTCGTAATATTCAATTACCTTTTTGCAGTCTTTATGAAAGCCAGTCATACACCAGCCACATTTCATTCTGCTCACTACCGATTCCTACGGCATTCAGCACAGAGCATAACATTGTAGCCTTTGTCTTCATAAAGAATAACTCCACGCTCACTAACTGGAACTGGACTCAAATCCAAAGTTGATCCACATGGTCCACAAGTAGGAGTCCCAATCCACTCGAGTTTCTGTCCTGCCTTCTCAGCATCTCTGATACCTTGAGCCAAAGCATGCATAGGTCCAGGACCAGTAGTCTTGCGTAAAAAGATTCGAGTATCTTCTACAGTCAAAATCAATTGCTTCTTTTGGCATTTACAGTTTTGCTTATTCGCAGTGCAGAACTGAGCTCCTGCGCTAGTCACATCATGAAAACCATCCGCATGGCCGCACATGCAGATTGATTTACTCTTGGCTTTAACCTTCTTAGCTTCCTCAAGCACTTGGTCAATATCCTCAGCGGTGAAGTCAAAAACTGAAAGCAAGCTCTTGTTGTTATTTTCTTCCATAACCATATCCTTTCGCTTGACATTTCATTTGTCAAGTCCATTTTCTGTCAAGTCCATTCTAACACCTATTTATATCTATTTATATTTATCATAGCTATTTAACCTATTTGACTGAACTTTACTAAAGGAATGACCCATACGTACACACGCGTAGTACTAGATTAATCAAATAGGTTAAATAGATATAAATAGGTAGGTTATTATCAAATTTTTTATCTTTTTAAAACTTGTTTTTCTTGATAATACCTTACCCTGTATTATCACCTTTTTAGCATCTAATATTATTTTTTCTTGATAATAACTTTACTTGCTTTTACTTCATATTTATAGTAGAATACACTACCACTATGCTACACTTCAAGTACCTATTTAACCTATTTAATTTAATTTATAGAGAGAAAAAATATCTAAGATTTTTCCCATTTAACTAGCAAAATAGGTCAGATAGATTGAATAGGTTAGAGCCAAGATTAGATATCAAATCGTTACATATCAACTTCCAACGAATCTTTTTATCACTCGTCAGAAGATAATATATTAATTAATTCTAAAAATAACCACCAAATTTAAGATTTACAATAGTTCCATGGAGCCGTACGATATTCTCACCCCAGATTATAGGGACCCGCTTAGACGCGCATTAGACCGTATAGAGCTCTGTACTTTTGCTATACAAGAAGCGCATTACGAAGTAGAACCACCCCAGGACCCAGAACACAAGGCTGACCTTCTACTTGCAGTTGAAGCTTTGGCACTCGAAGCTATAGACCTTTTGCACACGACAAAGTTATTTGTGTGGGGTCCAGAATCGGAATCAGAAGAAGACGAAAAAGATTAGTTCTTACCCTTGTTCCTAGGGAATCTAGGAGGGTAGATTAGCTTTGTTAGGACGATCTGTCCTTCAACAGTCTTACGCAGTTCGCGGATAGATGGCATAACGCGTAGCCAAAAATAGATAGCGAAGCCAACAATAAAAGTCAGCCAGATAGCAAATATTACTATAAGTGCTATATCCCAGGTTTCCGCGTTTTCTACCATAGAAATCATTATAGTGCCCGCCCTACATTGCTGATAAAATAGTACAGGGAGAGACCGCCAAATACAATACCGCTAAGGCCGTCTCATGATTTTTAGAGGTAAATCTCTTAAAGTATTAAAAAAGCCGCTACTTATTACAGTAACGGCCCTTTTAGCTGCTCTACCTATTACAACAGCAGAAGTAGCGATAGCTCAGCAGGTTAGAACTTTCTCCTACCTCGAGAAGAATTATTACGAGCTCTACCCCCAGCAACAGCTGCAGCTATTACTAGCGCCACAAGCTCTACAAGAACAGTTAGGCCTACTCCCAGCCATAGGGATGCCCAATCAAGACCTGTTACAGCAACTACCATTTCACACCTCTTCTTCATCAGTTAGTGATTTACAGGCTACTCTAGCACAGCTACAGCAGCAATTGCAAGCGGCTCAGTCAACTCTTTCTTCAGCCCAGTCTGACCTACAAACTGCCCTATCCTCAAAAACCTCTACTTCAGCCCAGAGACAGTCAGCCCAGGATGCTTTAGACCAAGCACAGGGTCAGGTTGACACCCTACAGTCACAATACAATCAAGCCCTACTTGTCACCCAGTCTGCTCAACAGGCTCTACAGCAGGCTAACAATAACTACTCCCAAGCTCTTTCGCAGCTTCAAGATAGCAATCTAAATACTTCTACTCAAGTCACCAACTACAACCTAGCGCAATCAGCTCTAGAACTACAGCAACAGCGCGTACAAAACGCACTTGCAACTTTAAACGAAGCTATTCACCAGAACCAAGATGCACTTGATCTTCTAAACTCTGCTAACGAATCGCTGACCGGTCAAACAAACACCACAAACCAAGCACAAGAAACATTAAGTGCCAAGCAAACTCAGTACGGCACAGCATCAGCAAACTTCCAACAAGCAACTTCTGATTACAACTCAGCGCAGCAAGATTTAAATCAAGCTACAGCTACACAACAAGAAGAACAGCAGAACTACGATTATCTGTTAGGTGTCTACAATCAAGCAGTTGCAGATAGACAAGCAGCAGAAGTTTCCTACAATCAAGCAGTTTCCAACCACGCTTCAACCGAAGCAGATAAAGCAGCCAAACTAACTGCCATGCAGCAAGCAGATGCTCGTGCTTATGAACTAAGTGCTATATACACAGCAGCTGCCGCTCAAGCAGACTTAACATATTCTCAGCTTGTTGTTGCTACACAAGATAAAGTATTTGCTCAGCAAACTTTGCAACAAGCACAAGCTGCATATGATGCTGCTGCTTCACTAACAATAACTCCACCAAGCACAGGTGCCGTTACTGCTGGACTGAAGGTAGATGTGTACAACAGCCTGAATCAGATTCCACCTCAACGCTCAACCACTGCCTACCACCTATGTAGGACAGAAACCATGAGCCAGATTGCAAACAACTGGGGGTCTGGTTCTATAGAAGGTTGCGGTAGTGATCGCGTGATGGTTCACTACTACGGGTTTATTACCTACCCAACCACCGCTAGCGTCCAGTTCATGGCGCAGGCAGATGATGGTTTCTATATGACCATCAATGGAACACCTATTGTTACCGACTGGCGAGACAAGGGTTGCGGAGCTTCAAGCTTTAATTACTTCCAATTCCAAGCAGGGGTTTCTTATGCCATCGATGCTTGGTTCTATGAGAATGGTGGCGGTGCTTGTTCTACCCTTTATGGCTACGACACCGCTTACTATCCTTACGGTTGGTTCGTAGTTCCTGCTTCTTTCTTCACCCAAGGTGAAGTCCCTCAGCCAATCCCAGTTCCAGTGCCTCAAACTATTATTGATGCCCTTGCAGCTGCACAGGCACTTTACACAAACAAACTAGCAATCTATAACGATGCCGTAGCTCAAAATAACATTGCACAGGGTAATAAGCAAACAACCCTAGCTAATTACTCGAATGCAATTGATTACCGAAACCAGCGCATGTACGAGTATCAAGCAGCTGATGCAGCAAACAACCAAGCAATTCAAGACGAGCAGGATGCCCTAGGAGTTCTTCAGTCTGCACAGGCTTCAGAGGAAGATGCTCTTCAAGCTCTCAATGAGCAAGCTCTTGTTCTAGATGCAGCTAATCAAGTTTTGGCAGATAAGCAAATGGTATTTGGTATAGCAACTTCTAATTTAGAGTCTGCACGCCAATCTCTATACCAAGCAGACCAAGAACTCGCAGCAGCTCAACAAGACTACGACCAGCAAGTTTCTATTCTTCAGCAAGTACAGGACTATCGAGACCAGCTAGCAGCAAATCAAACTGCAACTGATTTACAGCAGCAAATTGCTCAGCAAGATTATGACAACGAACTAAACATCTTGCACTCACTAGAGCTAGCTCTTGCAGCCGCTCAGTCATCTCTAGAGCAAGCAACCGCAGCTGAGGCTGTTGCAGCGCAACTTCTAACCAGTGCTCAGCAAGACTTACTTCTAGCACAGCAAGACATAGAAGATGCACTAGTAGCAGAAGCTCAATCACTTGCAGATGCGCAATCTGCAGAGAGCGTAGAGTCCACCGTCTCATCAGAACTAAGTTCCGCAACCCAAATGGATGACTCTGCAACTACACAAGTTGCTTCTGCACAATCTTCAGTAGAATCAGCAACCGCTATTGTTTCCTCTACGCAAGATGCTATTGCCGCAATGGAAGCAGCTATAGCAGCTCAACAAGCAGCGGATGCTCAAGCAGCTCAGGAAGCTGCAGATGCAGCAGCAAAGGCAAAAGCAGAAGCAGACGCTAAAGCTGCAGCAGACGCACTAGCAGCTCAACAGGCGGCAGAAAAAGCAGCGGCAGAAAAAGCTGCAGCCGACAAGGCTGCTGCAGAAAAAGCAGCCGCTGATGCTCTTGCTGCACAACAAGCAGCTGATGCCGCCGCTAAAGCCAAAGCAGATGCAGAGGCTGCCGCAGCAGCTAAAGCTGCCGCAGAAAAAGCAGCGGCAGAAAAAGCTGCAGCAGATGCTCAAGCAGCAGCCGAACAAGCAGCTAAAGAAGTTCCTAAGAAGGCAGCTGATATTCCAGTAACTATCTCTAGCGAACAACTTATGAAGGTAGACCTTAAACAAATTGTTGCTACTGATCTAACTCCAGTTCAGGCAGAGGCAATTAAATCTGCAGCTCTAGAAACTTTCCAAACTGCTGACCAAGGCTCACCACAGTATCAGCAAGCTCTTGATGCGCTAGCAGTGGCAGCTAAAGCAGATGACATTGTTGTTGACCCATCACTTGCAGCAATACCAGGTGTTGGACAGGCAGCTGAAGCTGCAGCAGCAGTAATTAACCTCCTTGGAAACGTTGGTGCTGACATCTCTCCACAGGTTCGTAAGAAAGCTCAGGAAGCAACCGTTGCGGCAGTTATCGTCGGTCAGGTTGCAGGAGCAGCAGTATCAGCAGCAACTTCGGGTTCAGCGGGTGCATCCGGTGGATCTTCAAGAAACAACACCAATAGAAAGAATGGAAAATAGAAATGAAACACTTTCTTAAAGCACTACTACAGGATCTAGTTGACCAAGCATGGACCTTGCTAGGTCTAGGAACTGCTTGGGTGCTACTAGAGGGCTCAGCAAGAGCTCTAGTTGGGAACATGATTCTAATTACCCTTGCAATCTGGATAATTACATTCCCAATTTTCCGCTACGAAAAAGAAGACAAATCTGGTGAATAACGGATCAGCCTGTCTAATTTGTGGAGAATCGCATGATATCTCCATGGACATTCGTCAGGCTGCCTATACCGCTATTTACAGGGCCCAGATGGACTACGGGGACAAACTCCCATGGCGCGAAGAGCGGGAACTTTTCCACAAAGTAGTCCACGAATACTCCGCAAATAACCCTGGTAAAATTAGCTAGTGAAACGCTTACTCAACTACCTAAAGTTCTACTTTGAGCCGAACAGTAAAGACCTCCGTCGAGAGGCTTTTATTTCGGCTAAGTTCTATTTTAGAGATAAGCCCAAGCACAACAATTACACACTAAGAACAATAGAGTTTCAGGCATATCAACAGGCTTATATAAGGGCCTATAGAGAGTCTTATGCCGAAAAGAAACTTGAAACATTAACTTCTAACTAGGAGAGAAAAGTGGCAGCAGCAAAACCACGCGTTCAATATAAAGAACCGTTTGATAAGAAGCTTCGTAATGACCAGTTTGGCAATATGGCTCCTTACCGTTCACACCCACACCGCGGGACCGACTGGTCTCCAAAGGAACTTAGCCCAATCCCATCTGCAGCCGAGGGTAAGGTTACTCAGGTATTCTGGTCTAACGTTCTAGGCTGGGTTGTAGAAATTCTTCACGCAGATGGCGTTTACTTCCAGTACTGCCACATCGCACCAAAGACTGTATGCGTTGACCCAGGCGAGACTGTAAAGCTTGGTCAGATTATTGGTAAAGTTGGTGGCGGTAAGAAGACTCCGTCGGGCTCTGCCTCAACTGGTGCCCACCTACATCTTGGAGCTTCACGCGTCAAGAACGGGCACCTTGCACCTTATGACAAGCTGATGGACCCAACCAAGTGGATTGTTGCTAACCTAAATCCAGTAACCCCAGCGGCTGACGCAGCCCCTGCAACCCCTGCAGCCTCTGCAGAACCAGTAGCAGCAGCTACAACACCTGATGCAGCTCCGGCTGCACCAGCAGCACCTGTAGCAAATGCACCTGCAGCACCCGCAGACTTCCACTCAGAAGTTCTAAAGATTGACCTCTCAAAGCGTCCAAAGATTAAGCCAGGAGACAAGAGCAACTACGTTGCTTACGTTCAGGCTAAGTTTGGTCAGACCCCTACTGGCGTCTATGACAACAAGCTAAAGAAGGCAGTTATTGATCTTCAGAAGAAGAACAAGTATGTAGCTGACGGTGTCTTCGGAAACCTAACCTGGGCAAAGGTTATTGAACTCTAATGAAGAAGATTCTTGCTACCCTAGCTACTCTATTGCTTGCACTAGGCACAACTGCCCCAGCTCTAGCAATTGACTGGCAGCTACAGGATAAGAAGATTACCCCAGGATTGCTCAATCCTTCAGTGGTTCAGTCTGACATTAAAACAACTGTTTGTAAGTCTGGTTGGACAGCAACAATTCGTCCAACTGTCACATATACAAATAAGTTGAAGATGGTTCAGCTTAAGGGCGAATATGCTTTTGAGACCAAGGTATATGGTACCGATGCCTCAGCTTACGAAGAAGATCACCTAATCTCTTTGCAGCTGGGTGGAGACCCATCTAATCCTAAGAACCTATGGCCTCAACCATATGTCGGTCAAAATGCTCGTAAAAAGGATGTTGTAGAGACAGCTCTAAAGCGTCTAGTTTGCGCAGGAACTATTACTCTTGCTACTGCCCAGTCTGCAATTCTTGACTGGCCTACAGCCTATAAGAAGTACGTTACTAAGGCAGATACCACTGTAGTTAATAACGAAGATAACTAAATAGCTTCTTAAGAAGACCCCTATTAATTTAGGGGTTTTTCTTTTTTAGGAGTACAATAGGCTTATGGATACTAAAAAGAAGAGTATATTTAAGAGTTTTAGCTGGCAGATATCTCACGGTATGATTGCTATGTTGTTTGCATATTTAATCTCTGGAAAGCTATATGTCGCTGCTGCTATCGCAGGCGTAGAGCTTCTCTGGGAACCAGTAGCCTACTACCTACACGAACGAGCATGGTCTAAATTTTAAGGATAAACATGGATACCAAGAAGAGAAGCCTTCTTAAAACCATCAGCTGGCACATTGTTCACCTGCTAGTTGCTGGAACCGTCGCACTTATCATCACTCACCGATTTGATTTTGCAGCTATGATTGCCTCTGCTGAGCTCTTATGGGAGTCAGTACTGTTCTATACTCATGAGCGAGCATGGTCTAAAGTGCCTAAGAAGTAGAAAAAACCCCCGTAGATATCTCTACAGGGGGTTCTTTTTTAGGCTTTACTTAAATGGATCGTCATCCCCAAAGTCATCATCCTCATCGAGTTCATCTAGAAGCTCCATATTAAGACTACGGTTAATAGAATCAATAATGTCCTTGAAGGAAGTATTTACACGAGCTAGATTCTGATTACGAGCATGTAGCTCAATCATCTCAGCCTTATAAATCAAGACTGCCATCTTCTTCTGATCACGCTCAGATAGATTTTTAAACAGAGGATTGCTCAGAAGCATAATAAAAATGTCTGACATGTGGCGTTGCTTCTGGATCTTTAGTAACTGACGTTCATTCATTGAAGCAGTGCCTTTCAATTTATTTCTTTTATTTAGTTTACAAGTATTTTAAAAGAACTTATTTAGTTCTTCCTGCAATACAGACTTAGGCTTAGCTCCAGTTATGGAATGTAGCACTTCTCCACCCTTAAATACAAGTAGGGTAGGGATGCTTGATACTCCATATTTTGAAACTGTATCAGGGTTTGCATCAGCGTCAACCTTAAACCATGATGCTTTATCTGCATTTTCTTCAGAAAGCATGTTCAAAATAGGAGCCAACTGCTTACAAGGACCACACCAAGTAGCCCAAATATCGACAATTACAGTTCCTTCTGCATTGACAACCTTGTCATCAAAGTCAGCAGTAGTCAAAACTTCCAGTGCCATTTCATTCCTATTCGTATTTAAAGATATGTAGGATTCCGTCTTTATCTAAGAAATAGACATCATCCCAACTACTATAGTTGATAATCCCTAGCTTATGTAGATACTCAAAAGTTTCTTTACGTCCAGCGTATTTAACTTCATCTTTGATTTCCCGTGGCTTCCTTTTTGGAGGCTTAGCGGGTCCGTGATCCATTAGTTAACAGTTTCGTCGTCTAGCTCCAAGACCATTTCCCAAAATTGAATATCAGTAACAAGAGCATCTAATTTACGTCCAACTTCTTCAAGATTCTTAGCAGTTCTGTCAACCTTTGCATCGATTCGATCCCACTCCTCGTGAATCCATTCGCTACTTTCATTATGTTCCATTGAACTGCCTCTCTTATCTCTATTCATAGTTGCGTCTACTATATAGCGAACCCAACCGGACTTGAACCGGCGACCTCCGCCGTGACAGGGCGGCGCTCTAACCAACTGAGCTATGAGTCCATCTACTTAAAGTATACAGCCCCCTATGAGAGATTCGAACTCCCGGCCTTACGGGTAGAAACCGTCTGCGCTATCCACTGCGCCAATAGGGGGTATATAAGGTAAGTATAGAAACCTATAAACCCTATGTCAAATTTTAGCTATTAATAGGCTCGAGAGTAGGCTGATCTGGCTCGATAACAAAGATATCTTCTGGGATAGCGTAACGGAAAGATCCTTCATTTATTGCACGAATATTGAATGCATGATCTTCAGTTGGAGAGAAGTAAATAATGCTTCCAGACTTAGGCTTTACTACAAACTCCTGATTTACGAAGTCGAGCTCCCCACCTTCATAGTCATCATTCACAATAATCAAGCATGACATAAGACAGCGATCATCTTCACGAAGGTGCGCATAGTGCACTACATCGTGCTCTCCAGGCTCACGACGCTGAATACGATTAGCGTTTCTAACTATATATTCTGACGGGTCAAATAGCGTACGTAGTCTATCTAATACAGCAGATGACAGCCCAATGCTACTGATATTAGGGCTCTCGTCTCCTCGCTTATTCCAGTCTTCAGTTGTAAGGGTGGAGCAGTAGTTCAAAATTAGAGCTACCTCTTCTTGAGATAGAAAGTTTTCGGCAATGAAAATACCTGGGTGTACTTCGATTGGAGCATCCATTTTAGGTCCTAATATTGGGAGAGTTATACCCCAATTTTACCACAGGGCGGGCAATAAGAAACCGGACAGCCCTAAGGGCTGCCCGGCTCCTAAGCTCTTAAAGAGCTACTTTAATTACCTGCGGTAGGCGATACTTATCATAATTGTAGCTTTTATTAGCATTGAACTCCTTTGATGCCTCTTCATAGGTCTCAAATAGCTGAATAAAAACCTCCATATGACCAAGGTTATTGCGTCTACCATTTTGCTCTGACCCATAGTAATCGCCAGAGTATCTCTCACGAATGACTGCCCAATTACCGCTACCGTCAATATATGGGCGGTCTAGGTGCGCATTCTCACCATTGTGCCGATAACGCTTACCAATAGCACATTTAAAGAAGGTCTCAGCAGTCTTATGTGACTTAGAACATTTACAGTTGCTCCATGTAGATACTGGAGCTTTAGCGGCAATTTCTTTAGCTTTCTGCTCATACTTCTGACGAGACTCTTCACCAAGAGCAGCAAGTTCTGCCCACGAGATCTGATTAGATGACATTATGCCTCCACGATCTTCTTGTAGGCAATCATGTAGCCAGTACTCGAGTACTTACCATCTTTATTCACACAATGAGGGCTACGATGCTCTGGCTCATATTTACCATCATTACCTTCAGGCATACCATGGGTGTGATATTTCAAGCACTCATCACAATAGACATATACAATCTCTGCACCAGGGTAGCTAGGATTTGGTTCTGATTTATCAATGTAGAGAATAGGTATATCAGACGTACCTTCTTTTACAGAGATATCAACTACATCGTCATACTCCACAGGGTATTCTTCAACGACGGTAATGACTAGCATTCCATTATCTAAAAAGGCTTTACGAACCTTAGCCCACGGGGTTAGTAGGAAACTACGATGAAAGTTACGAGCAGCAATCCCGCTGTACTGAGTAGTTTCAGAAAGTACTACCGTCTCACTATCATCCGAGTTCTTATTAACCTTAAATTGAGCTGTACCTTTAGGAGCTTCACCATCAATATATAGGGTCCCACGGATCAAAGATACTGATAAATCACCTGCTGTAAACCCAGATACCGCCATAGTAATCTGATACTCAGTAGATTTTAGTGATGATTTACTATCATAAATGTGTTTAACATTAATCGTATGAAATGGATAATTATCCTTTTGAGGGTACTCAAAGAAGTCTGTCATCTCCTGTAGAAGAGATTGATACCCAATTGAATACTTATGTATTCCAGGATAGTTTTTTTCCATTTCAGCATTTAGTTTCTCTAGATAGTCAGCTACTCGCTCTGTATCTACAAGCCCAAATGGACGAGATGGTACATCTGCATCTAGTGCTTTGACGCCATCTTCTTTTGTTCTATTTACTGCCATACTAATTCACTCCTTACGACGTGAAGTTACGGCTGTGCCCCAGTTATAAATCCTGCCCGAAGCACAGCACTTGTTATAGAGACCCGATTGGCATCTCTACATTTAGTATAGGGGTTATTCTTCATTAAGTCCAGTAGCGGCGTCCACTATATTTTTCACAGTTGACGGATGCCACTTACGTCCATTTTGAGTAGGGATTCCATCAGAATTAAGGGCGTCTGCTATTTCGCGGTAGGACAGTCCTTTAAGTCTAGAGCTTATGATTCTATCTTTGACTTCTTCTGGAGTCTTGTTCTTTGGCCCCATATCCACACCCCAGACTACCCCTCTATCTCTGCGGTCCTTGTGCACATCCTTCTGACGAGCAGCGATGATTCCTCGCTCCATCTCTGCCAAAGCACTCATCACAGTAACTACGAATCGTCCTTGGTACGTGCTAGTGTCAAGATTCAAGTCCAACATAATCAATCGCCAACCACCCTTGTTAGCGCGGTCAACAATATCCAAGAAGTCAGTTGTACTTCTGGCAAGTCGATCGATTCTAGTAACAATAAGGGCGTCTGCTTCTTTTTGCTCAAGCGTCTTCAAAGCAGCTGTCAAAGCAGGGCGTCCAGTAATACTCTTTCCAGAACGACCCTCCTCGCGCACCATCTCCCATTCAGTGAACCCGTGGAACTCGGCAGCATTAACTAGCTGGCGTTCCTGAACATCCAACGAAACACCTTCATTAACCTGCATTGATGTACTTACTCGAGCATAGAGAAGAGCTTTGCCAGGATTTATTTCTTCATTCATAGGAGCCAAGATTCTGTGATGATAGTTGTACTTAGTTTACTTTTAGTAGGGAACTTAAGATCTTCCAACCACGTGTATCCATCCGATGCTGCTACCAAGGCATTAGTTTCTGTTTTATAGTTCAGACTATTGCTATCAATCGCCAGCACACAATGGGTGAATACCTCTTCAATATTTCTGTACTGCCTAGCTATATCTTCTAGACCATCTCCACCAGTTATATTCGCAAGTAAAATGCCATAAGGATTTAGCAGCTTTGATAGCTCAGAATAGAACCCCACTGTTGTTAGAGATTCTGGAGTACTAATCCCCATATAGATGTCAGCAATGATTAAATCAAAACTATTCGGTGGAAGAGCTCTAACAATACTTTTAGCATCGCCATATATGATTTCAGCAGGAGTCTTTAGAGGAGCAACTTCTTCTACAAGATCTACTATTTCTTTCTCAAGCTCAACAATAACTTGCAGAGCATCAGGATACTTAGCACCTATATACCTAACTATACTCATAGCACCAGCACCTAGGTGTAGTACGGAAAGATCCTCGCTGCTAGGGAAATAGTGGTCAATCATATCCCCTAGACGTCTAACGTAGTCCAGATTAAGAATGCTCGGATCTTCAGGCACAACGTTAGATTGCGTTACCCCGTCCACAATCAAATCAAATCCCCCATAAAACTCAGACTTAGCCATCTTTGCAGATAGACCACTGATACTTAGATTTATAGGGGCGTCCATTACTTTCTACTATCTAAGAAAGCAAGAAGGTCATTAGAGGTGAAGTGGTCACGAGTAACACCAATTCCCGCCTCCAGTTCCATATAAGAGGTATTATCCTTTACCCAATCGCGAATAGCCTTACGCTCCTCGGCTGCACCGGCAAGTTCCCCATCCTTCTTCCCAGTATTGTATCCGTCATCATAAAGCCAGCTCTCTGAGCTTGAATTGTGTGGCATCATCCCTCCTTAGGGGCGTTTACTACTAACTATTCTATCGGTTGCGGCGTCTATTATTTTGATGTAAGATATAGACAAATAACCCCCATATAAGGAGTATCATGAAAATTCGCTCAGAAGCAGGCAAGCTACGTGGAGTTCGCGTAATGGCTGATCCAGAGGGGATCCTACTGGACCCATTCTTGGATATGGATGGCATCACTACTTTTGGTTATCTATTGATTCCTCACGAAGGATCTCCAGCTGTATATGACGGTCGCGACTGGCACCCAGTCTATGATGGCGATGACCTAGACCTACACGACCTAGCAGCAAAGCAGTATGCAGATATTAAGACTGCTATCGAAAATGGAAACTCTAGCTACGCTCAGCTAGCTGCACTACTTCAAAGTGCCTAATAAATGGAGATTATTGACCACGGTCATGACATTATCGAATACCGTAATGCCATAACCAACCCCTATGCTCTCATAGCCGATATTGAAGAGCTTGATAGTGATAGGGGCGTCTATCAAGTTTTACCTAAATTTACCGAGTGGAAAGAGGGCTATACCCAACCAGACGGGGTATGGCGAGCTGTAAACGTCAAAGGGCGTAACAAGGTATTTAGGTGGAACGAGAGTCTACAAGTATCAGATAAGTCAGCTAGAGAATTAGCTTCTGAAAAAGTAATCGACCCGATAGTCAACCCCATTATAAAATGCTCCAATGATTATGCTGAAAAAGTAGGGATACCTCTACCAAATACTGTCAGCAAGAACGTTGATCTTAGGGTATATGCCACTGGAGAGAATCTAGGTGTTCATGAAGACACCAATCACGGGGAGCCAGCTACAACCCACAGCCTAGTTATATATCTAAATGATGATTATGAAGGCGGAGAAATAAATTTTCCGAATATAGGACTCAAAATAAAGCCACAGGCAGGCTCTATAGTTGCATTCCCAGCAACCACTCCCCACGAATCTATGAAGGTTACAAAAGGGGAAAAGTGGCACAGCCCATACTTTTGGTACAGCAGCATCGGATTGATAACCTCAGGCAAAGAGGCACCCAGTATCGACAGATTCAGACCAACAACAAACATTGCTTTAATCGGCTTTGGACTAGTTGGTAGGGAAGTCTATAGACAGCTAACTAATCACCCAGACTATGAAAGTAAATTTATAGTCTCCCGCATTCAGGTTCTTAATTCAGATATTGATAGGGGCGTCCAGCATAACGGGGTAATTATTACTAATGATTTAGCCTCCCTCCAAGAGACAGATATCTACAATACAGTCATTGACTGCTCTGAATACACACCTCAATCTAAAGATCTAATAACTAACTTGCTAAAAAGAAAGATAAATCTACATACCTGCAGCAAAGGGTTGGTTGAAGAAAACTGGCAAGAGCTGGTAGAGCTAGCCAAAGCATCAGGATCAACTATCACTTTTAATTCGATTCCGGCGAGCGCCACTTTAGAGAAATATAAGGGCATAGACCTAACAGACAAGAACTTTTCTGAACACAATAGTCCCGATCTGTATATCTTTAGAGGAGCCGGACCTAAGGAAACTGCATCTTACATAGTTAATGATGTACTCAACCAGGCAACAATATGATTAACCAGCTAGCTACATATAAATCAGGAACCCTAGAGGCAGTTGAACTATACAAGGGTATCTATCAAATTGACAATGCTCTGCAGCCAGAAGATATTCTCTATTTAAGGACATTAGCTGAAGGATTGCCACAAGATAGTTGGAAAGAGCGAAATCATGAAGTTTTGCATTCCCAGGCGGTGGAGCTCTACGGTGAAGAGGCAGAAGAGGATATCGCTGCATACATCGAACGAAACCACTCCGCCTACTGGGATGACAAGATAATAAAGATTCCAGATACTGCTTTTAATGACAAAATCAATCAGCGTCTAGCTCCCTTCTTCGAGGGGCTATATGATCTGGCGTATCTAGAAGAGGTACAGCGTCAGTATGAGGGTGTTGGTCTAGACGAGCACGTTGACGCTGAATATGACTCAAGAATCAAGTTCGCTGTAGTTATGTATATAAATGATGACTTTACTGGTGGAGAGTTATATTTCCCACTTAAAGGCATTGAAATCAAACCAAAGGCTGGATCCTGCCTAATCTTTGATACAGGCAAAGAATTTCTCCACGGGGTGCGTAAAGTTGGTCCTGGACCAGGAAGATACGCTATGGCAGGTTTCGCCTGGGAATATGGCACTGGAGAAGGCTGGATAGCCTCGCATTAACGTACAAACTTAATCCTAAGTTTATACACTTAGTTCAAAATATAGCATATTCTGAATGTTCGAACAGCTGTTCGATAACGGGCTAGATCCCGCATTCTGTAAGGCATTCGATACGAGTTACCTCAGAAGTACGTCTATTGGTGAAAGTATTATCCTCAGTAGCGATGTCAGAGGTCCAGATGAACATAGGACCGCCTACCTCAGCTACAACAGTTAGAAAGGGGAACCACTCACGGTCTTTACGCATTTCGGCAGCATCTTTGCCAGGATTACGTTTTGCACGTTTAGTGTCATAGTCAATTAGGTAGGAGCTATTCTCGGTAGATACCTTGAACATTCCGCTGGTAACCCCAGCTAGGTTTGATTGATTACTCGAGCTCATTATCTAATTCTACCGCTTCTACGCAGCAGCCATCACAGCCATGAACACCACGGCCCCCATACTCAAGCCCAATTTCATCTGGATCTGGGTGCCCAACTCCGTGCTTACAGATACGCTCCATAAGACCTTTATCTTCACGCCACTTCTGAGGAGCATTTTTTAGTGGATGATCAGACCAGTTGTGTATCGAACAGTACTCCTTGAGGCACGTCCCAGCATCATGGATATTGGTCAGCCTCTGATTGAAGCTAGTTGTATAGGTCTCAGACATGTTTCATATCCTTTATAGCCTGAATAATGAATCCAATATGCAGAGCATGCTCAGGATTGGTTCTTAGTAGAGCTTTGGCTTGCTTTTCTAGGGCTTCAATAATGTCTAGTCGCTCAAACTCACGACCATTCTTTAGAAACTCTAGATCTCTCTCAGTCAAAGAAGTGGTTGACATAGCCCTCTCCTTCGCACTCTGAACACTCTTCGTCATACTCTTCTTCCTCCCCACTGCGATTACATACAGTGCATGGTAGGTAGGCACCAACCTGTACTGACTCAAAATGATCATCAGGACCTTCCCATGGCTTAGTCATTACATACCAACCATAGCCTTCCCAGCAACCACAGCCCCCACCGCTAAACTCATAAAAGCCATTAGTTACCCTAGGATCTTCGCAGGTTCCATGATCAGTCCAAACAAGACGGGTATCTATAGCTTTAACCTTTTCTAGGTTTTCTTCAGAGGTTTCCAGGTACTCGTGAGGACCATACTCTTTTAACCAACTATTGAATTCTTCTTGTAGCTCATCAGCAGTTGGGTTATCTGCATAGTAGTCAGGGGCTTCTTCTACATCTAGCTCAGCTAGTGCAGCATTCTCCTCTAAATGATGACAGGAACCTACTTGGCAGTTAGGGCAATCTGGCTTCATCTACTTATCTTTCTTTTTCTTGATAATAGGATCGATATCTTGAATAGCTCGATCGTACTCAATTCCACCGTACACATCTACAAACTGATACATCCACTCCATACCAGTAGTGGCATGCGAAACAAGATCTAAGACATGACACTTTTCAGAACCAAAGTCACGCTCAAGAGTATTTTTCATCACTGTAGAGATAATCTTGACAAACTCTTCAGGAGTTAGGTACTTATCCATTTTCATCCTTAATTAACGTGTGTAACCCAATAGTAGTTGCACTTCTCACAGCAGGGCTGGTTATTGCTATCAACTACTGCTGACTTAAAATCATAGTAGTAAGCATCATCTTTTCGATACAGGTTGGCTCGGTGAGTCGTAGTGACACGGCTCATAATCTCATGATTACCAAACCACTCAGGAAGTCCACTACCCCAGTTAGCAATAGTTGCTACACGAAGAGCCATAAGATTCTCTTTGTTCTTGTCAGTCTTGATGCCACGTCGATCTGCCTCAGCAACCATAGCCATGGTGTATTCAAATAAAGCATTTTCATACCCACGCCACATCTTGACAGCTGGGTGGTTGCGCCATCCAGCCTTAGGATCTGGGTTATTTAGAACCTTGAGGATCTGGTAGCACTCAAGAATCTGCTTGTTGAGGCGCTTCGAGTCCAGCACGCTAGCTGTCTTATCAAAGTCGTTATACGGTAGGAATGTTTGCATTAGCTTCTTTCTTTGCTAGATACTGACCATATTGCATTCCTGCAATAAATCCTTTATAGGCTGCTTCGTTCTCACGACGTAGTAGGTACCAACTAATTTTAGTTTTAATTTTCTTAAGCATTATTTAACTCTCACGGTTAGGCTAGGTTGTCCAGTGCCCAATGAGCCAACAGCACTAACTCGATAATAACCAGCTACTGCAACATCTGCAAATACATCTAAAGTTTTAGTGGTACTTACCACAACCCATGTACTTCCGGTGGCGCTACTTTCAATCATGTAGCCAATGATTCCAGAGGTAGGAGCATTTGCTGGTGCAGACCAAGATAGCTTGTAACCCGTTCCGCTCTTAGTTGCAGATACTACCGAGACCTTACCTGGAAGAGTAGTCCCGACTGTCTTAGGGGTTACTATAGCAGGGGCATTAGCAATCGGACCCAAGAATGAAGTATTAAGTAAATAGTTTCCATTCTTAGACTGAGCATCAACTACTACATCCCTGAGAGCCCCGGCACGTAGTGCGCTAGCAACCTCGGCTGGCTTGGCAGTCGGGTTCTTCTCTAAATATAGAGCAGCTACACCAACAACATGAGGAGTAGCCATAGATGTACCAGTCATTGTTTTATATCCTGATGAATTTTGCCAGTCTTCCGAATCAATTAATCCACCTGGAGCAAAAATATCTACGCAGTCTCCGTATGCAGAAGTATTTGTACGCTGGTCATTTTTATTGATACCGGCAACAGTAAAAGCATTAGGAGCACCTGAAGGACTCCATTTACATGCATCTGTATTTGTATTTGATGCAGCTACTACTGGAAGAATTCCAGCATTATAAAGACGATCAATAGCGGCATCTACGGCCGGGCTTTTACCAACAGTAATGCTGATATTCACTACTGCAGGACCATTATTTATTGCAAGTACTTTATCTATACCAGCAATTAAATCTTTTGGATAAACTACACCATTACAATCCGCAACCCTAATCGAGACAATTTTAACCCCTCGAGCCACACCAAACTGAGAAGATCCAATAGTTCCGGCAACATGGGTACCGTGTCCATTGCAGTCAATATCACCAGAAGCACGTCCACCAAAACCCGGATCACTAATAGCAACTCCAGTATCCAGAACATATGCAGTTACGCCAGCACCAGTGTAAGGAACAGAGTAGGAACCATCAATGGCACCATCTAAGCGGTCTAGCCCCCAAGAGGATACGGCAGCATAGGCAGGAACAGCAGTAAGCGTTAATGAAGCAACCAAGGCTCCAATAAGTAATTTATTCTTCATGCCTAAACTATAGGCATATTTTTCTTAAATGTCAAGTTTTACTGCATTAAACTAGTCAAGTAGCTGTTCTATGCAATATGGTAGGTCTTCTATATTTCCATCATTAAAAAGATACCTATCAAACGGGTACTTATTCAAAGCAGTCTCAGAAATATGGTCATTTGCTGGACCAACGCTTTCACGAATAATACGCCAGACTTCCCCGCCATTTGAGTAAATAGCGTCAGCCTCATTAGGGAATCTGACGTCAGCAAATACTACCTTTTCACCGTCTGGAATTGCTGCAATTGCTGCATCAACCCAAAAATTTTCTCCCCACATCTCTCGTCCAACTTCGGTCCCCATGCGCTGCATAAGGCTACGAATATCAGGACTTTGAGTTTTTAACTCCTCCCACCCCATGAGATCAACTGCCGTAGCAAGATGCATGCTGTAGCCATTTAGATCTACGGTGGGATTCAGTCTGTATAAGGCACCACGCATTTGATCTGCAAAAGACACTTTAGTGTAACCATGCGCAGCAACCAAATAGTTTGCAACAGTATCCTTACCGCTACGTGCCCAGCCAGACAAGCCAATCATTCTAATTCGGGGAATCAATTCTCCGTTTTTTAATACCATCAAAGGAAGTCCAAGTGCTTTAGCTACTGTTACTTCAAGAGTAGCTCCTTTAGATTTCTCCCACCCAGGGAGCAAGCAAAGCATGTCTACGTCCATAACATGAGGCAAGTCACGCTTCATATAATATGACCAAAGGTTATTAGGGGATTCTGGAGTACCAGCTGACTGTAGTGCTTCTTGAACAGTTGCTCCATCATTGTGTGCTGGATTTATTACGTCATATCCTAGCTTTTCAAGCTCACGCTCTGCTTCAAAAAATGCTGGAAAATTGAAATCCTCCATGCCACTCATAGGGCCAGCGATATACACCTTAGTCATTGGATTCCTTTAGTTATATAGATATTTTAAGACCAGTTAGGTACTAGATCTATAAAATAGTTTGTAGTGTGTTTTGTAGTTAAAGTGATGTTGTATCTAGGAACATCTCCCTTAACAGGCTTTACCTCATGAGTATAGTCGGCATTTCCAGAAAAGACTACAAGTGAATTCGAGTTAGGTTTAAATAAAATATCTTTATTTTTAAAATATAGCTCCCCACCCTCGTAGTCGTCATTGATATAAAAGTTAATAGCACTTTTTATGTCAGAATTATTTTCATCATCTCGATGCTCCCCCAGATATCCACCAGCCGTATATCTTTTAACGACTCCCATGTATCCTTTAGGTGTCATATTAGGGAATCCATAAAAATTTAATTTTTCGCTTATGGATTTAAAAAATTCAGATTCTTTTAGCGGAACAGCCACTATTGAAGATTTTGCCTTAGTAGTATTTTTTACAGAAGTATCTATAAAATAATCCTGCCTAATTTTATCTGTTGGCCACATATCTTCTGCAAGTATTTTAAAAAATTCTTTAGTAGACCTATCCCAGTCTATCTTTGAAAAATCATCATTTAGATATGAAAAAAGAGCGCTAATCTCGAAATTAGTTAGAAAATTTTCGTAAACAAAAATTCCGGGATAGCGCTCTTCAAACAAAATATATGTCTACTTTGATTCTTCAGACTCTACTACTGGAGCTGCAGTAGCCCACTGAGCCAAAACTACATAATCCAAGCTGTAGCATGTAGAGATAGTAGAGTTATTTTCTCCACCCTGAATAATTGTAATAGTCTTATCGCTAATATGGCTAACTACACCGCGGTGTTGTGTAGAAGCCTCTCCTGGAACAGCGATCTTTAAAACTACAACAGAATTCAAGATTCCATCTGGAAAAATATTATTTGACATTTTATCTCCTAATTGTTAATTAAATTGTAGCTCCACCGATTTCTCGGTTACAAGCAGTTAGTTCACCAGTCTGAAGTGCATCAAGAACTCGCAAAGCCTCCTGAGCATTACGACCAGTATCTAGACCATTAACAGTGACATGCTGAATAATATTTTCTGGGTCAACTAAGAATGTTGCACGAAGTGCAACACCAGACTCATGACGAACACCAAGCTGATCAACTAAAGACCCATTCCAGCTATCAATGCGAGTATCAGCAAACATAATACTGGTCAGCTTAGCTAGATCTGGGTGAGCTTCCTTCCAAGCAAGCTTGCAGAACTCATTATCGGTTGAACCAGACATGAGAACTGCACCACGAGCTTCGAACTCAGCGTTTAGCTTGTCATACTCGATAATCTCGGTAGGGCAAACAAAAGTAAAGTCCTTAGGGTAGAAAACGATAACCTTCCACTTGCCAGGAAACGACTTTTCAGTAATTTCCTCGAAGTAGGTTCCATCGTGAAGGACGTATGGATATACCCCAACAACTTTAAATTCGCCTAGTTTATCTCCAACAGTAAGCATTATGCTCTTACTCCGATCTTTTCTATGACCGCGTCGGCGATCGTTTCCGCATGCTGGATAGTCTGATCTTTGATAGAAATATTCCATCCACCAACTACCTCCGGTTCAATGTTTGCATAGTTTCCATTAAGTTTTGTTGAAACAATGTCTGCAACTAGTGGAGCTATGTTCTCCGCAGACATTGGGCTAGAATAATCAATTCCACCAACTTTAGTCATCATTTGTCCTATTCTTCAGAAATTAGATATTCCATAAGTTTTGGGTTATCTCGCAATAATACTAACAGGGATTCTTCCCAAATTCCAATAAAGAAATGCTCCCAAATTTCAAAATTATCGCTTTTCTTTGGAACCACGGATGTATCGTAAACATTCCTAGTAGCATGCATAAGCTCATGCCATAGAGTTAGTTGCTGACGACTATGAGAGATATCTTTATCAAGTACAATCAGATTTTCGGTGTCCAAAGTATAGCCAAAAGTGCCATCGTTGAGCATTCCATCGTCATGACGTGACCGCTCAATGACGTCAAACCATTGACTTCCAACTTTGATTTTTAGGGGGATATCCATGATAGACAGTCTATCTCAAAATAGTTATAGCTTCTTTTTAACAAACGCGGTACTAGAATACCTAATGCCAGAGGATACTGGCAATACCCCATGCGAGTAATCAGGTGTACCCGGGTGAATTACTAAGCTTCCAATTTTAGGCTTTATTGCAATTTTTAGATCAGGATAGTATATTTCCCCACCCTCGTAATCATCATTCAAATACAAGACCATCCCATGGGGAGTAGCTATATTTTTATTTAGACTTGGTCCATCATCTGAATGAACCTCCAAACCTACCCCAGATCGCATAGTTACTACAGTACCTAGATTTATATACTCGATATTAGGATCTTTTTCATATCTATCTTCGTAGATCTCGATAGATCTTTTGACAATATCTTTAACTATTAATTGAACTTTAGTGTCTGGATGATGGAACAGATATATGTATGGAGAATCATCGTAAGCTTTTTTACCATCATTAATGTATTCATATAAATTATCAGCATATGATCGGTCTGATAGAGCCAACTCTACAGCTTGAACTAGGTAGTTACATAAATCTGCTGATAGAAAATCTTCAACATAAGTGATCTCAGTTCCTTGAATAGAACTAGAAAAACTAGAAATATCATGATGCATTAGCTACAAAATACCTTCCATACTCAGTGTATGGAATTACAGTAGAGTCAATCCACCAATCTTCATGAGGGTGACGTTGGACTAGCTTGTAACCATAACTAGATAAGACAGCACGCTGGGCATCTCGCTCAATAGTATTTTTATAGTTATTCATGCAGTCATGCTCGAATTGAATTACAGTAAATCTATAAGTACTAAGTGGTAAATTGATTAACCCTTGTAGACATAATGCTGATCCACCAACTTCATTTCCCAGCTTGTCATACCCAGCATCCATATCTACCTGCAAGTAGTCAATTTGCTTGGGAAAATTATTTTCTTCAAAATATTTACGAAAATCAAAAGTAGTTGCATCATGCAATACGCAAGGGTTTTTACGATTAGAGTTAAATTCTTTAGCATAGTCGGGGACAACCTCTAGAGATACTCCAGACCAGTTAAAGCCATTTTCTAGGAGCCAGGTATTGCTACCCTTTTTAGAATGAAAAGCACCAAGCTCTACATAATAGCCATTCTTTTTTTCATTTAAAACGTTAATAACAAAAGACTCGTTGCCGCCGCCACCACTATTACTTTCCGGATAGATACGATAATTCATTTTTATCCTTCAAGAGATTCAATAACACCAATAGCCCACTCTACGCATGCGCTATCTTCAGACTTAAAGGCTTCAATAATTTTTAACTTCATATCTTCAGAGCCAAGCTCATAGCCAAAAGTACTAGATGCATCGATAGCCTCAGCCGTAGCATCTTTAAGTGCCTCCTTAGCTGCCATAGCAGCCCGTACGGCAGATCCAATTTTTGTAATGATTAGCTCATCACTGGCGTCGATGCCTGGCACTTGCGACATAAGTATTGCTCTCTTTTCTCTTTTTCTTTTTTAGCCTGAATACGTTCAACTTTACGCTTAATTTTACGAATTTTAAGATCAATACCGCTTGCTGGATCGGCATCATCCTTGAAAAATATTAAACAACCTTCAGTAAGAATTGCCATAGAAAATAATAGAGCTGCAATTAACATAGCCCCTTCAGTATTGTAGGCAATATACGCTATAGCTAAAAGCATTACTGCATTAGCATGAAATAAACCTTCAATTAGTTTCATTAAAAAGACCTTTCCTTCATACGTCGTTCCAAATAGCACTGGGGGCAGTAACTGCCCTTAAAGCGAATTCGGTGCTTGCGACAAGGATACCCCTTTTTCATTTAAGGCGCAACTCTTCCATTTTTATTAAATGTTTCATAGGTTATAGGCATTTTTTCAGCAAAGAACTCTTCCATCTTTTCAGCAACCATTTCAATTTCCCGCTGAGGAAAACTAGGGAAGTGGGTGCCTTCGCGAATAGTACGTAAGGATAGAAAGTTCATAAGAGATCTTGCATTAATAGTTACATACATGCTGCTGTAGATGTTCAGCGGAAGAACCATACGAGCTACTTCACGGGCTATGCCAGATTCCATAAGCTCTCTGTAACGATGATAAGCGTGCTCAGATACAAGCTCAAAGTCCACTTCAATATCGTCATGCTGCTCGGCAGTTCCTGGCTCAAAGGTATATGCCCCTGGCTTTCCCTGCTGAATTAGCTTTCGACTGCGGTCTGGGATGTAAAACACAGGAGCAAGCTCCTTGTAGCGACCCGACTCCTCGTTGTAGGAGGCGATGCGGTGACGCATGAACTCACGGAAAACAAATATTGGTGCTTCAATATAAAAGGTAAAGGCATTGTGCTCAAACGGCGACCCGTGGCGATCGCGCATCAAATAATTGATTAGGCCAGCATCTTTTTCAGGATTTTCCGAGGCTCCTGTAGATACACGAGCTGCCATAGTTACAGCCTCATCGGAGGCCATAGAATTGATAAGTCTTACAGTAACGTCGCTGCGAAAAGTAATTTCGATCATGCTCATACTTTAGCATGACTAATAACTATCTGCCAGTAATTACCTTAGTTTTATAGTGTTCTTCCCACAGGGCTACATCATTCAAATCATTAAGAATTGGCTGTCCCTTTATATTCAGACTTGTATTAAGAAGTACAGGAACTCCAGTCAATTCATAGAATTTTTTTAAGACAGCGTAGAGCCCGGGGTGCTGCTGAGCATTAACAGTTTGAACCCTAGAAGTACCATCATGATGCACAACCGACGGGATTGCTTCTGGCTTTAAGCATTTCGGGGTATATTGCATATACGGAGATGCATAATCCATATCAAACCATTCAGATGCATACTCCTCCATAACTACAGGAGCAAACGGTCTAAATAGCTCACGTTTCTTTATTTTATTTACTTTATCCTTGATGTCGGGATCGCGAGGATCAGCGAGAATACTACGGTTACCCAGAGCTCTTGGACCATATTCAGCTCTTCCGTTCGCTACTGGAGCTATTTTGTTTTTAATAAGAGCGTCTACTATTTCATCCACCGGATAGTCGCCAGGAATGTTAGTACCAAGGTATGGACCCCTCCAGTTTAGTTTCTTTTCATAAAAAGCTGCTGCTGCCCCTAAAGATGAACCAGCATCACCAGGGTTAGGCATAATCCATATATTAGGAAATATATCGTGAAGCAGTGTATTTGCCTTGCTATTGAGAGCACACCCACCAGCAAAAACTAAATTATCGCTCCATGATTCTTGTCTAGCAATGTAGACAAAATCCCATAGGCGATCTTCATAGACTCTCTGCACAGCTGCCGCTATATGGAACTTATCATTATCAGTTATATCTTGGCCCCAGTCATCGATACCCTTATGAAAGTTATAGGTTTGCTTGTACACAGAAGGGAAGTATTTAGAGACCTTTTCAAAATAGAGATCAGGATCACCATAAGCAGCCATGCCCATCATGATGTATTCTTCTTCATTTGGTTTTAGCCCAATTAGATCAGTAAAGGCCGAATAGAAAAGACCAAAACTAAATGGATACTTCCAACGCTTAACTTGCTTAAGCTCATCTCCTTTGCCATGCCATATAGAGCTAGTAGTAAATTCGCCAATAGCATCAAGAACAATAACTACAGCATCATCAAATGGAGAGGTGTAATACCCCGCCGCAGCGTGGGAGTGGTGGTGGTACGCAACATATGTAGGAATGCCTTTAAGCTCAGGCATACTAGTATAAAAAGGTTTTCCACCACCTAAACCTCCTCTAGAAAATATACGCCACTTCTTAAGCCAGCGATCTTCATAATAGGCAATTCTATCGGGGGTGCCATATGAAAGTGCTTCAAGGATAAGATCACGATTGGTATACCAATCATTTTTAATTTTGGAATATCGCTCAGCATGAGCAGCAAATAAAATTTTGCCATCTTCAATTAAAGTAATTGAAGCATCATGAGAAGTCTCATTTATACCTAGAATTTTCATAACAAGTCCTAATAGTTGAAATGCTTCGTGCTAGAGATATTTCCTTTACGGGAATAGAAAAAAACTAAATTTTTTCTCTCTCCCGAGAGAACTTCAGTTACCTCATGTATATGATCTATATCGCCTTTAAAAACTACTAGCTGACCCTTCTTAGGCTCAATAGCTAGATTCTGAAGATGAAATTTAAGCAATCCACCAGAGAAATCAATAGAGTGATTATTTAAATACAGAAGAGCTGAAAATTCTAATTCTTCAGGGACCCCGTCGTCTCTCCAAGTAGAGCCATCCAATTTTACAGAGTCTGCATGAAGCTCGTTTTTGGCCCCTTTAGACATACTTTGATAGGTGCAGTTCACTAAATCTAGTTCTAAATTAAAAAACTGTTCGGCATACGAGTGCACATTTTTGTACACAGACTCTAAATCAGAGACATATTGCTCTTTATCGGAAGAATAGTTTTTTACAGCCCTAGCGGAGGTGCCTACTTTAGAAGCATCCTCTGATGTGTCATAACCTAAGGCACCTTTAATACCCCCCTGAGGAGTAGGGGTAGCTAGCTCATCAAGAAAGATAGACAAGCTATCTGCCAAATCAGTAGGAATAAACCCATCAACTATAGAAATATTCATAAAGCCATCCTACTTATTGTCGAGAGTGTGGGACTTGAACCCACGACGACCGAATTATGAGTTCGGGGCTCTAACCAGCTGAGCTAACTCCCGTTGAGCCAAAGCCACCATCTCCACGATCTGACTCTGGAAGTTCTTGCACTACTTCAAAATCTGCTCTAATAAATTCTTGAATAACAAGTTGAGCAATTCGATCTCCACGATTTACTACAAATACATCATTTCCAGTATTGTACAGAATTACACCAATCTCGCCGCGATACCCAGAATCCACAGTCCCTGGAGTATTCAATACCGTAATGCCATTCTTTAGTGCGAGTCCACTACGAGGGTGCACGAATGCAACATAGTTGCTAGGTAGTGCAATTCTAACGCCAGTCTTGACTAAAGCCCTTTCTCCAGACTTAATTGCCAGATTTTCCGCTGAGCGTAGATCAGCTCCCGCATCGCCAAACTTAGCGTAACTTGGCAGTAGATCCGGTGATTCAGCAGTAATTAGCACAGTAGTCATAGACAATACCCTAGCATAGTAAACTAGAAAAATGACTAGTTACTCTAAAGAAGATATCAAAAAAGCTATAGCCGAGGCAAATGCCAAGGAAATTGCTGTATCTTTTAAGGGAATGGCCCCCATCACGCCCGGCTGGGATAAATTTATCCACTTAATACATTCAGAGATTCACGGGGCACCGAATACCACTATCCCAAATTCTCCCTTAGAAGAGAGAATGATAAATGGCGTGATAATCAGAAATCTTTTCTATCTAACTGTAAGAATATCTAAATTAGAGATGCTATCTGAATCAAGTGCACTTATAGAAGTATTTAGCGATATTTTTAATACAGAAATACTTCCAGTCTCGGCATTTATAAATATTATTGGTGGGGAAAAGCCAGGAGAAGCTCATAAAGATAATAGGGAGACTATTTTCTGGCAATGCCATGGCGTGTCAGAATGGACGCTATACGAGACACCAGAATCGCCAAAATATGAGACATCAGAATTAAAAATATATAAAAAGATAAGGCTAGATCCGGGGGATGTTTTATATCTAAGAAATCAAGGAATACACTCAGTGCAGAATTTTGGACCAAGAGCATCTATTGCTTTTATGCCTGATAATCGTAACTAGAGCCTCCAACAGGACTTGAACCCGTCACCTACGCATTACAAGTGCGTCGCTCTACCAGATGAGCTATAGAGGCAGTAAAAGAATTTAGTATCAGGAAACATATTTGTCTGATGATCTTATGATTCTTTTGAGCGGATAGCGAGAATCGAACTCGCACCTTCAACTTGGAAGGATGAGGCACTACCATTATGCAATATCCGCAGCAGCTGCGTCCAGCTACTTTTATTTTATATCATTCTTATAGTCACCGCTACACCAATTCGCGAAATTGGTCCTCCAACGTTAGTTCCTTTTGTGGGACGTGGGATATGCTGACTGCAATACATCATCACGGCAGTAGATTATTTTTATATATAAAAATTTTTTTGTCAATTTTGCTGCCCCACCTGGGATCGAACCAGGGACCTGCCGATTAACAGTCGGACGCTCTGCCAGCTGAGCTATAGGGCAAAAACCTTATTTACTTTTTAGTCACAAGACGACGCTTTTCAGCATCCCAAACCTTTGGACGCTTCTTTGAAGCCTTACCGCTAGGTCGATCGCTATTGCGGGCACCTTTTGTCTTTGCTGCCATTTTGTCCTTCTTTCGTGGAGATGGCGGGAATTGAACCCGCGTCCTAACATATTCTATCTATTCTTCTACAAGCTTAGGCTCTACCAGCCACGGTACTACAAAGGCGGGATCTTAAGGTCTCCTGCTGCAACCTTTCGGTTGTTCTATTTATTTAAGACCTGACTGCCCAGCTAGAACTACTGCTTTGTCAGGGGCATGAGCTACTACTAAGCAGCTAGTGCGAATGTTGAACGTGATTCAGCATTTATTTTTTTGCCCGATCTAAGAGTACGGGCGTCTCTGCTTGCTTCACTAGACGTCAGATGCCAGTCGAAACCAGTCATCCCCTCTATTTAATTGTAAATATATAATAGCACACAAGGGCTCAATAACAACAATAAATACAAGATAGAATCTTTTTATGATTGAATTTGACAGATTAGAAGAAGTACGTGCTGGTATAGAGAAAGTACGTAATGGTGGATTAGCTGTAGTTTTTAAGAATCTATTTCCTATAGTCCCCACCTGGGAAGACTTTATAAACCATGCTCAGCTAGAGATTTCCACCCCTCCAGGTAATATCCCTGCTCAGCCATACGAGGAGAGGTTTATTAATGGAGTACTTTTAAGAAATCTATTCTATTTAATGGTCTCTAATCCAAATGATAAGGTATTCCCTCAGAGTCGTATAGTTAGAGACGTCTTCAACGAACTATTGGAAGACGAGCTTTGGCCTGTCAGTGCATTTGTTAATTTCCTTGGCGGAGAGAAGCCAATTGCCCCCCACTGCGATATGCGCGAGACTGTTTACTGGCAGTGTCAGGGAAAAGTGACCTGGAAGATTTATAAGCAAGAAAATATCAACGAAGAGCGTGCCTACGGAATAAAGCCTGATATGGAACTACATCTAGAACCAGGTGATGTAGTATTTGTTGGTTTTATGGTAGGCCACTCTGTAGTGACCCTGGGGCCTCGCGCAGCTATTGGATTCCAGCATAAACAAGATGATCGAGGTCGTTTTGATGAAAGCAATAAGATTATTAAGAAACACTACGAAGATCTTGGAATAGATGTAAATTTCAGTAGAAACTCTTAATTATTTTCTAAAAATTTAATATAAGACTCAGCGATATGGGTATGCTTATGTATCCCAAAATGAGTTTTATCTATGCCATGAAAATCATCTAAACCTCTAAAAAAATTGTCGCCATATTGAGCTCTAAGCTCACTGTGGCAATCGACTATTTCAGATACAGAATCTTTAATATATCGATCTGCATCTTTCTGAAATAAATCTCCTGCTACTTTTTTATCTGGGTTTTTGACCCAGTTATAAAGATCTAAATTAACTAAATTAGAGTAATTTTGGGGATATTCACTTTTTATATTTGTTAAAAAGAAAAGCATCGCAGGTTCCCATGTAGACCATGCAAATTTAATATTATTAGCCCTACAGTATTGGTCCAGCATTAAGATACTTTGAATAGATTGGTAAATAGCTGTATCAGCAGGAATAACATCAATAACATTGTGAGGACGCCTAGAATATTCCGGCGTGTCCCCGGGATTAGGCGCATTATGCAAATGAACTTCGTAGAGTTTACTATCAGTACCAAAACCAGTTACAGGAGATTTATCATGCGGGTTTCTATAAATTAACTGGTTACTATTTGATGCCAATATCATTCTATAAAAATCAGGAAATAAACAACAAAGAACTTCAGGATGTCCATATTTGTCAAAATACGCAAAAATATTTTTAACAATTAGATGAGTAGAGGATCCTTGTTTTGATAGGTTGGCATAGGAAAGATCAAAATGATTAGCTACCATTGATCCCCAAATTCTGTCTTCAGGAACACCAGTACCAAAAGTATTTGAACATCCTGCATATAGCAATTTAGCCGAACCATCAAATTCTTTAGACCTATATCCATCTGAATTATAGACGTACTCATTAGTATTATCTAAAAATATAGGATCACCAGTTTTTTCATCAAACCTTAGAAGTAGTTTATTTTTAATATCAATTCCTCTTTTTTCAGCAGTGGAGAGGCTGTTGACATAAAACTCATCTTTTTGCAAAATGGTACTAAAAATTCTATCCCTGGAGCTTTTCGAGTAAGAGATTTGTTTTTTCCCAGAAATAATTAGTGGCTTAGAGAAATTTCTCCCGGCATCGCTATTATTTTTATCCATATCCATATTGCAAGCTTAATATATGTAGTTAGTGCTTGATTTATTTTTCTTAAGATATCTACGCTTTTTGATACCAGAGATAACCCGGGAAATACGATATTTAATATATAAAAACATATTAATTAAATCTCCTATAAAGAAAAATTGCTGTTTGTAGCTCGCCAAACCGATGGAGCATGGTTTTCTTCGACCGCAAGCTTGATGGTAGGGTCTTCATATAGACGCAAGATGTGGATACAAGGATCTGACTCTTCAAATTCCGAGTCCTCCTCCGCCGAGGTAGGAAGACCATCATGGGTATAGCAGACAGCTGGACCAACCCACCCTTGAGTAATTCCTTCTTGCAGCCAAATATCAAAATCCATTTGCTCTCCTAAAATTAAACCCTCCACCTATAATAAGGCAGAGGGTCTAATTTTTCAAATCTAATTACTGATATTTTTCCTCTTCAGGAACGGTTTCACCAAGTCCATCAGCAGTTCCCTTAGGATCTTTGATGTTGAAGGCAGCATTGATCTCATCTTCGGTCAACTTACCATCATCAATAAAGGCACGAGCTAGACGCTCAACAACAGCTGCAACAGCACCAGCACCAGCCATAAGGGCAGACTGAGCAATGCTAACGCCAACAATCGATCCAGTACCGATGGTAGCTAGAGCGGTGGCAATAAATACCGCAATGATGCGGTATAGGATGTCTAATACAATTTTCATAGTTCTCCCAGGAGTAGAGGTTAGTTATATAAGCCTCTCTCCCAAGGGCTATGCATTTATTGTACCATTATTGTCTATTTTTGACTTTACCATTGCGGAGCATACGGCGTCTGTCCCCCTGGGTAGTACCTCCCCAGATCCCCTGGGTATCTGGATTCTTTAAGGCATATGCCAAGCATTGTAGAGTAAAGGGGCAACTAGCGCATATAGCCTTAGCCTCCCGCTCATTAGAGTAAAACTCAAACCTAGTTATAGTACCCTCTAAGTGGTCAACGGGAAAGAAGATATCTGGATCAATCTCAGCGCATAAAGGAATGCCATCATCTATAAAATCTGGAAAACCCTCTAGATATCCAATACCGTTAAAATCCATCCTAGGCCTTCCTAATACATATTTACTTATTCGTATGCTGAAATCCAGATCCCTTAAAAGTTATCGGTGGAGCACTGAATACTCTCAATAGTTTACCTTCACAACCCTCTTCAATGCAAGTTGTTCTAGTGGAAGATTCGGTAATGCTCCTGATTTCCACATACCTGTGCTCAGGATTGATATCACATTTAAATTCATAAGTAGGCATATATCAATCCTATAGGGTAAAAGAAAACCCCTCCGAAGAGGGGCTTTCAACTTAGAACTAGAAGTCCCAGTCATCATCTTCTGTTGACTCGTGCTTACCCATTACGTAGCTCGAACCAGACCCCGAGAAGAAGTCGTGGTTCTCGTCAGCATTTGGTGAGAGTGAAGAAAGAATAGACGGGTTAACGTTTGTCTCTTCCTTAGGGAACAGAGGGTCAAAGCCAAGGTTCATCAGAGCCTTGTTGGCGTTGTAGTGCAGGAACTTCTTTACATCAGAAGTTAAACCAACCTCATCGTAAAGATCTGCAGTGTACTTAACCTCATTCTCATACAGCTCTAGAAGAAGATCGTATACATACTGCTTGATTTCTTCCTGACGCTTTGAAGATTCCTCAGCAAGTGCCAACTGAAACTTATAGCCAATGTAATAGCCATGAACAGCCTCATCACGAATGATTAGGCGGATAAGGTCAGCAGTGTTGGTTAGCTTACCTCGACTAGATAGGTACATAGGCCAGTAGAACCCTGAGTAGAACAGGAACGACTCAAGCAGAGTCGATGCTGCCTTACGCTTCAGAGGATCTGGACCATGGTAGTAACCAAGAACAATCTCAGCCTTCTTTTGCAAGTAAGGGTTCTCTTCTGACCAGCGGAAAGCCTCTTCAATTTCATCGGTTGAACAAAGTGTCGAGAAGATTGACGAGTAGCTCTTAGCATGTACCGATTCCATAAATGCAATATTGGTAAGAACAGCTTCCTCATGCATAGTACGAGCATCTGGGATGAGGCTAACCGCGCCTACAGTTCCCTGAATAGTATCAAGCATGGTAAGACCAGTAAATACACGCTTAGTAATGCTTTTTTCTTGTTCAGTTAGTAGTGCCCAAGCCTGAATATCGTTAGAAATAGCTACCTTTTCTGGTAGCCAAAAATTGGCAGTTAGGCGATTCCAAACATCCAAGTCAATCGGATCTTGTAGTTTATTCCAGTTAACCGGTCTAGTGATTTGTCTCATATTTTTTACCTTACCTTATAGCATGCAAGAAACGCAACCCTCGACGTCAGTGCCGTCAAGAGCCATCTGGCGGATACGAATGTAATAAATAGTTTTAATGCCCTTCTTCCATGCATAAATCTGGGCTCGGTTGACATCGCGAGTGGTTGCGGTGTCCTTGAAGAACAAGGTCAGCGACAGGCCTTGGTCGACGTGCTGGGTGGCAGCCGCGTAGGTGTCGATGATCTTCTCAGGGCCGATCTCATAGGCATCATCGTAATACTCAAGATTCTCATTAGTTAAGTAAGGAGCTGGGTAGTAAACACGACCAAGCTTTCCTTCTTTACGAATTTCAATCTTTGAAGCAATTGGGTGGATCGACGAGGTCGAGTTGTTGATGTACGAGATTGAACCGGTAGGAGGCACAGCCTGGAGGTTCTGGTTGTAGATACCAAAAGCCTGTACAGACTCTGAAAGCTCTTCCCAATCCCTTTGAGTAGGAATATTGATACCAGCATTCTTAAAGATATTTGCTACCTTCTCGGTCTGAGGCTTCCATTCCTGATCAATATACTTCTTAAAGAACTCACCTGAAGCATACTTTGACTTCTCAAAGTTATGGAACCATTCGCGCTTTTCAATAGCAATCTTGTTAGATGCCTTTAGTGCGTGGAACAAAACGGTGTAGAAGTAAATGTTGGTGAAGTCGATACCTTCTTCTGAGCCATAGTGGATACGCTCCTTACCTAGATACCCATGCAGGTTCATCTGACCAAGACCAATCGCGTGGGCACGCTTATTGCCTTCAGCAATAGATGGAACAGACTCGATGTAGCTGAGGTCAGATACAGCAGTCAAAGCACGTACAGCAGTCTCGATGGTCTTACTAAAGTCCTTAGACTCCATAGCCTTAGCAATGTTTAGAGATGCAAGGTTGCAAGAAATATCACTACCAATCTCCTCATAACCCAAATCAGCCTTAAATGTAGATGGAGTATTGACCTGGAGGATCTCCGAGCAGAGGTTCGACATGTTGATGCGACCCTCGATTGGATTTGCGTTGTTCACGGTGTCCTCATACATAATGTATGGGTAGCCCGACTCAAACTGAAGCTCAGCGATACGCTCGAATAGTACACGTGCCTTGATCTTGGTCTTCTTGATGCGAGCATCGTCAACCATTTCCTGATACTTCTCAGTTACAGAGATGTCGCCAAACGGAACACCGTACACACTCTCAACGTCGTATGGCGAGAATAGGTACATATCAGCATTCTCTTTTGCTAATTCAAGCGTAATATCCGGAATTACGATACCAATAGATAGAGTCTTAATACGAGTTTTCTCATCGGCATTCTCACGCTTAGTGTCTAAGAAACGAAGAATATCTGGGTGGTGAGCATTCAGGTAAACCGCACCAGCACCCTGACGAGCGCCAAGCTGATTTGCATAACTAAAAGCATCCTCTAGAAGTTTCATGACAGGAATAATTCCAGATGACTGATTCTCTATTTTTTTAATAGGAGCACCAAGCTCACGTAGGTTACTTAGATTAAGTGCAACACCACCACCACGCTTTGAAAGCTGTAGCGCCGAGTTGATGCCTCGAGAAATTGACTCCATGTTGTCTTCGATGCGCAGTAGGAAGCATGAAACAAATTCGCCACGCTGCTTCTTGCCAGAGTTCAAGAAGGTTGGAGTAGCAGGCTGGAAACGACCAGAAATAATCTCATCAATAATATTTAGAACTTGAGCCTCATCACCGCATGCAAGAGTCAAAGCATTCATAACTACACGGTCTTCAAAACGCTCCAGGTAGCGAGTGCCGTCGAAGGTCTTCAGTGCGTACGAGGTATAGAACTTGTAAGCACCAAGAAAAGCATCAAAACGGAACTTATAAGCATAGGCAGCCTGGAAGGCAGACTTAATAAACTCAGGAGAATACTGATTTAGTACTTCTGATTCATAATAGTCGTGCTCTACTAGATAGGCTAGTTTTTCTTCAAGCGTGTGGAAAAACACGGTATTTTGATTTACATGATCTAAAAAATAGGCACGAGCAGCTTCTTTATCCTTATCGAACTGAATCTTACCCTCTGAATCGTAAAGATTCAGCATTGCATTCAGTTCGTGGTAGCTGTATTTGTTTTCCATAGCTGCTCTAGCCTCTCGGTAATTTGTTCGATATCTTCTGGCGTTCCTAATATTTCTGCACGATATAGCAACGGAACGCCCGTCTTAGCTACAACGACATCCGCGGCTAAGCAATAGTGTTCACCAAAATTGGTGTTACCAGTACCGATTACCCCGCGAATAAGGTCTCTATTTTGTTGCAAATTTAAAAATTTAACTACTTGACGTGGAACTGCTTTTTCATACTCTCCACCACCATATGTAGGAAGAATTAAAACATATTCACGTTCGGTAAGCAGAGGTTTTTCTGCGTCCCATTTGAGGGGGATCTGTACAAGAGTTGTTAGAGAAGAAAATTTCTCTGCAAATCGTTTTGTATTCCCGGAGGCGCTAGAGAAATAGACGATGTCGTACATAACATCAGCCTACTACTAGTTGGTTGATAAAGCGCCTAGTTTGTCAGGACGGAAGCCTGACCAGTGGTCGTCGCCAGCGAATACAATAGGGGCAGCCTGATACCCAAGAGTCTTAACCATCTCATACGCAGTCTCATCTTGACTAAGGTCGACAACAGAATATTCAATGTTATTTTTATCTAGAACCTTTTTAGTACTCTCGCACTGGACGCAAGATGGGAGTGTATAAACGGTTACAGACATAGCATGGGCCTTTCAGGCATCGAATTATAAGCCAAAACCTGACGATTTATCCAAAAATATCTGGTTCGTCAGGAGGTGGATTACTAGTATAAATCAAAAATTGACTAGCGATTTTTTCACTAAAAGAATGATACTTCTTCTACTATTTCTTTGCAAATCGGGCATATTTTTAATCGCTCAGGATTTTTTGAAGGTATAAAAATTTTTCCACATAGTGCTTGAACAGGAGTCCCCATAACATAGCCCTCTGTAACAGAGGCAGCTTCAGCATAGTGAGCAAGTTCATTATTATCATTCGAATCAGTTTGCTGATTTAGATCAGTATCTATTAGATCTAAAACCTGAGTCATACTTCCTCCAATAAATTCATTACAGTAGATTTAGGAATTATAGCTAGGTGACTGCTTAAATCATTAATCCCATAAGAAATAATAAAGTCATTATCTTTTTCAACTAATCCAGCTGCAAACTCAATGCCACTAATCTCAAACTGAAACTCGGGGGTGAGAGAAATAATATCCCCCATGGAGTTATATCTAACAAATTGGTGAGTATAAAATTTCTGTTTACCTGCTTGCACAGCGAAAGTTCTAATGCTTTGATACGTGACATTTTTTATATATAGCATATGAACTACAGCTAGATAGGTACCATCACCAAGATCATGTAAGTTAGTGTTGCCTCTAAGGCCACTTAATTTTTTATTTGAATTAAATTTATTTATAAGAATGTTTTCTTTAATAATCCCAGTTGGACCATAAATATAGTCAAAATTTGGATTGGGTTCGTAAGGTGCCATCCAATTTTTCTCTGGTTTAGCATACTCCGGACCATCATATTTTTTTACTAAAGTAGCTAGATTACTTTTATGGTCATACCTGTATAAAGCCACGCGAGCAACCGGGGTGTGGGACTTTTCCATCATAATTCCAGTAAAGTGCCAAGATCCATCTCTCCAAAAAAGCTTGGCATCTTCAATCCCACGTTCTAACTTATAGTCAGATTTTTCAAATTCAATTTGACGCAGGTTCTGTATATTTAAATCTTTATCTAGTTCAGCAAACCAAACTTGATTTTTAATCTCTCCCTGATTAGTTACCTCTAGATAGCCAGTATCTAGGTAGATAACATAATTACTAGAACGAATAGTCAAGGCATACCCTTCTACTGGAGAGTATGCAATCGAAGGGTTAAAGGCAGACCATGTTTTTATCTCTGGATCTACTAATCTACGTATTTGTCTAGTAGTTCCACCTAATTTTTTAATATTAGGGTATGATTGTTTGATTTTATTTTTCATACGTAAAGCACCGATGGATAACGATCTATAACTTTAGAAATTTTTTTTGCAACTACAAATAAATTATCTCCCATATCAGCCAAGTTTAAATCATATCCAGCAGCCTTTAAACGCTCTAGATCTTCCAGCACGGGCTTTTCAAAGGTATTCTCGGTCCAAATATCAACTTGAAATCCAGCAGCTTCTAGAACTGTTTTAAGGGTTCTTTTACTGTATTCATAGTTGTGACGATATCGACTACCATCCTTATGGTATTGCATATAGAAATAGGGCTCATACCCCCTGAGAATCTTCCAAACCCCCTGAGTACTACAAACATTTGGCGTAGTTAAAACTAAGACTCCACCCTCTTTTAGAACTCTATTAATTTCTGAAAGCATATACATAGGGTCAGAATCTAAATGCTCTAATACCTCAGAGCACAACACGGAATCGTAAAAAGAATCTTCAATAGGTAAGGGCATGGTCTCAAGGTCTACAGCCATATAGTTAGTTTCGATACTGAAGGTACCCAAAGATAGTGGCATAGTCCCAGTAGTTGGCATATCTAAATCAAAATGGGTCACATCCACTTGTAAGCCAGGGATTAGATTATTTAAGGCTAACGGAATAATTGAGCTAGTCCCCATTTCTAGCATTTTACTTCCAAGATTCTGATTTAACAAAACCTCTAAAGTCTTGCTATAGCGTACCTCATGAGAGGCGTGATATTCTTCATCAGAACCATATTTAGAATCTTGTTTTAAAAGTATTTTTAAAACACTAGAAACATGCTCTCTTACCCCAACATCTTGTGGTGAATTCATCTATAATCCCTAAATATGCCGCTAAGAGGCCCATCTTACCATACTGCAAATGATGTAAAATAAGTATTGACTGTATCTCCCGAAAGTGCGTAATGAGTACACCTGCTGGTCTTTATAACATCATAGCCGATCAGGGCTCTACTTTTTCACGCACAATCGTATGGCGAGATCCAGCCAAAAAACCAATCCTGATGGAAGGCTACAAAGCCCGAATGCATGTCAGAAAATCAGTGGATGACGCCGATACAGTCCTCGTACTCACTACTGAAAACGGTAGAATTAGCCTGCACCGAACCAATGGTCAGATTACTTTAACTGTAGATGACAGCATAATGGCTGATATTCCTGAAGACAAGTACGTATATGACCTAGAGCTCATCGGCCCTAGTGCAAACCTGTACGTATACAAACTACTAACAGGCAACTTTGTTGTCCGAGCAGAGGTGACTAGATAATGGCCGGAGACGTCCCAAGTAGTGTTGCTACTGGTAAATATGTCCGTCAAATTGTAGTAACCGCCCCCGGACCTCAAGGCCCTGGCGGAGTTGACGGAATTCAAGCCAGTCAAATTGTAGATTTGGTTTCATACAAGCACACCCAAAACAGCCCACTAGCTGTCTGGACAGTAGTTCATAACTTAAACTTCTTCCCGAACGTCACCGTTTTTGATAGCGGAGAGTCTCAGGTAGAGGGATCAGTGACACATATCGACGAAACCCGCTTAACTATATCTTTTTCATCAGCAATTGCTGGAAAAGCTCATCTCTCATAAGGAAAATTAAATGTCACGTCAATTCCTAACGGGGCTCAATCTTAATAAGAATGAGCTACAAAATGCCAGAATTCAAAACCTAGCTACCGCCCCGTCATCTCCTGTAGCAGGTCAAATTTATTTTGATACTACCCATCACCACCTTCGCCAATGGGACGGCTCTCAATGGCTAACTTATGCCTCACTAGCTGAGCTACAGACAGCCCTAACCACAGGCACTCAGACTAACATCAGCGTTACCTATGATGCAGGTAGTGGTGTCTACAACTTTGTGGCTGAAAACGGCGTTGCTGACTCAACTACTGATGATCTAGAAGAAGGCACTACTAACCTATACTTCACCAACCAGCGTGCAATCGATGCCGTTGGCGGTTCTGCTACCTCAGCAAATACTCCTAATACTGTTGTAAAGCGCGGAACATCTGGCGAATTTGCTGCTGGAACCATTACTACCAATGCTGTCTCTTCAGAGGCAGGAGATGCCTTCACCCTAACTGGTAGCACCAGCGTAGATATTACTGCAAATAATGGATATGTAGGCCTTAATGTAACTGACGGTGCTTATGTTAACGAAGACGAGATTGTCACTAGAACTGCATCTCAGACTCTAACCAATAAGACTCTAGATACAGCTACCCTCAAGGGTCGTATTTCTCTAACTGACTCTGGCAACACCGAGACCGCCTACATCGAGCACTCATATACAGGTACTACCAGAATTGTTTCTGGCGATGACTTTGCTATCCGCTCTACTGATGGTGACATCATCCTTTATCCAGGAAATGACAATGGCGGAACTGGTCGTGCATACGTCCACTGGGGTAATGATGCTACTGGTGCTGGCCTTGGTAATGAAATCCTTACCAGAGATGCATCTCAGGTAATTACTAACAAGACTGTAAACGATGAGTTGTACTTCACAAACCCATCTACCTACCCTACCGTTGATGGTGGAATCAAGGTAAATGACTCTACCGAAGTCCTCGAGATCCACGGATACACTACAGGCATCGAGCTTCTAACAGCTAATGGAGATATTACTCTTTCTCCAGATGCTAACGTACACGTTAATTCAAGCGTAATTGCCACCAATAACCTATACGGTCGTCTAGGTATTTTTGGTGGTCCAGACAATGACAATGATGGTGGCCTATATGTCTACAAGGTAGGCGGAGGAGAGACCTTCTCTGTAGATGCAAGTGCAGATACTGCCATCGTTCACGGCTCGCTACAGATTGCAGCTCCTGGAGCTGGCTACTCTGTAATCGGAATCAGCGAAGACGGTAGCGGTAACGGTATCATCAACGGTTGGAACAACAACCTTATCCTTACCTCAGATAATGGTGCTCATGGCGTGTATCTAGGAAGCGTAGCTAACGATAACCGCGTAGTTACTCAGGGTGCAAACCAGTACCTAAATAACAAGACACTTGGTGTAGGTACAGTCCTAGGCGATAACCTAGATGCTGATGGCTACAAGATTATTAATCTTGCTACTCCGACTGATCCTAATGATGCAGCTACCAAGGCATATGTTGACAACGCAACTGCAGGTCTAACCTGGAAGAACGCTGTAGACCTTCTATGGGATGACTCTAATGCAGGTCTGACCGGAGATACCGGAACTCTAGTAATTGATGGACACACTGCCCTAAACACCAGCCACGTCGGTTACCGCATTCTCATTACCAGTGGCACAAACGCAGGTATCTGGAGCTACGCTGATGATGGCGATGTTTGGACCCTTTCTCGTGCAACTGATGCTGATGCTTTCGCTGAGCTAAAGGGTGCAACCGTATTCGTCGAGGAAGGCGAAACTTACGGACAGTCAGCTTGGACTCAGGCTAACCACTACATTGCTGATTTTACTGGACAAGACTGGGTACAGTTCTCTGGTGGTTCTCAGATTATTGCTGGTGCAGGTCTAACTAAGTCTGGGAATCAACTTGATGCAGTTGGTACTGCTGATAGAATCACCGTAAATTCTGACAGTATTGACATTGCTTCTACCTATGTAGGTCAAGAATCAATCACTACTCTCGGTACAATCACCACTGGTGAATGGAATGGTACAACCATTGCTGTAGCTGACGGTGGTACTGGAGCAACTACTGCTGCTGGTGCACGTGAAAACCTTGGTGCAACTACTAAGTACGCTGCAAATAACCCTGCACTTACTGCCGTGTCTGGCAGCGTTTCATGGGTAGTTAGCCACAATCTAGGAACTGAAGACGTAATTGTTCAGCTAAAAGATATAAGTACTAAGGAATTAGTAGAAGTTGATGTTGACATCACTAGCACAAATACAGTTACCCTTTCATGGGTTTCTAGTAACGTTGCTGATGACTCATTCCGCGTTGTTGTTGTAGGCTAGTTTCACAATATACTAAGGATAAAACTTGTCTAGAAAGTTTTTAACACCGATAAACCTACCGCATGGGACCACTCTTCCATCGGTAGGTTCATCTGGTGATTTATTTTACAAAACAGACGAGCAAACAGTATATGTACATACATCTACGAGATGGATTGCGGCTCAAGGTGGCGGTAGCGGTGGGTACCTATCATCTTTATATGATGTCTCTATAACAGCGCCTATAGAGGGAGACATTCTCCTATATAACAGCGCAGACTCTACATGGCAAAATACTTCTCTAGCCGATATTCTATATGGCCCTGTAAGCACAGCCTGGATGAGCCAAGTAATGACAAATGTATTAATAGAGACCGGACTATTAAATGGTGATAGCGGATTATACAACGCTCAGCCAACTGGTACAATTGATGGTGGAACCCCGACCACTTCTTACCTAATTACCTATGATGGTGGAAACGAAAGTAGCTTCTAATGGCAATTAAGATTCAGATTAGACGCGGTACAGCCGCTAACTGGACCTCGACCAATCCTACTCTTTCAGTCGGAGAACTAGCTCTAGAGACGGATACCGGTAAACTAAAGGTAGGTACCGGCACAACAGCATGGGTAGACCTAGCTTATGCAGGAATGACTCCCACTGAGGTGGCAACTGCTATTACAACAGCTGTTTCCAATGTCATTGATATGGCACCAGGTGCTCTAGATACTCTAAATGAGCTAGCTGCAGCAATCAATGATGATCCAGCATTCTTTAGTAGCATTGCAACAAACATTTCAGGTGCTATTACAACAGCTAACACCTATACCGATACTTCTATCAATGCACTTACCACTTCAGACATTGAAGAAGGTACTAACAAATACTTTACAGACGAGCGTGCTCAAGATGCTGTCGCTGCAGCAATAGCCGCTGGAACCCATGCAAACATCACTATTACTTACGATGATGTACACAACAAGATTAGTTTTGCCGCCGAGAATGGTGTTGCTGACTCAACTACAGATGACTTAGCTGAAGGTACTAACCACAAATACTTCACCAACCAGCGTGCATTGGATGCGACTGCTAGTGCTATCTCTACTGCTGCAAGCGGAGCAGTAACCTCTGCAAATGGGTATACCGATACAGCTGTATCTAACTTAGTAGATGCTGCCCCTGGACTACTCAATACCCTAAATGAGCTAGCTGCGGCCATCAACGATGATGCCAACTTCTCTACTACAGTTGCTACTAGCATCGGTACTGCTAAGACTGATGCTATTGACCACGCTGATAGCATTATGGCCACCCACGAGGGTCTTACTACAAATGTTCACGGTATCTCAGATACTCGTAACTTAGTCTATGAAACCCAGTTGATCACTAATATCAACACTCACTCAAACAAAACTACCAATGTGCACGGCATTGCGGATACCAATGCAATTGCTCTGAAAAATAACCCAACATTTACCGGTAGCGTATCTCTTCCAGTGGATACAACAATTGCCACATATGGTGGAGTTCACACTGTAGGGCCGAATCAGTTCACTACTCTTAGCGAAATTACTGCTTCTGCAGCAGAAATTAACACCCTAGATGGTATTACAGCTAGTACGGCTGAGCTCAATACTCTAGACGGCATCACTGCAAGCACATCTGAATTAAATACTCTAGACGGCATCACTGCAACTACTACAGAGTTAAACACTCTACATGGCCTTACAGCTAGCACAGCCGAGTTAAATACTCTAGATGGCATTACTGCTAGCACTACCGAGCTAAATATTCTAGATGGAATCCTAGCAACCACAGCAGAGCTAAATACTTTAAATGGCATCACTGCAAGTACATCTGAATTAAATACACTAGATGGAATAGTTGCTACTACCGTAGAGCTAAACTATCTTTCTGGTGTTACAGGGGCTATTCAAACTCAAATTAGCAGCAAAGCTCCTATAGATAGTCCTACATTTACTGGCACTGTCTCAGGTATAACCAAGGCAATGGTTGGCCTAGGAAACGTCAATAATACTTCAGATGCAAATAAGCCAGTATCTATTGCAGCTCAAACCGCTTTAGATCTTAAGGCTAACCTTTCTGGTGGAGCTACCTTCACAGGAACCATCAGCCTTCCTCAAACTACCTCTATTGGTAACGTATCCGCCACCGAGCTCAACTATCTAGATGGTGTTACATCTGCAGTTCAGACCCAGTTGGATTCAAAAGCACCGCTATCTGGTCCAACATTTACTGGAACTGTAGTTCTTCCAAGTACTACTTCAATTGGTAACGTATCTGCAACTGAAATAGGATACGTAGATGGAGTTACCTCTTCAATTCAGACCCAGTTGGATGCCAAGGCTCCTACTGCAGATCCTACATTTACTGGAACAGTATCCGGTATCACAAAGTCGATGGTTGGCCTAGGCAATGTAAATAATACCTCGGATGTAAATAAACCAGTAAGCACTGCTACTCAGACTGCTCTAGATCTTAAACAAGATAAGGTAACTGGCGTATCTGATACCGAAATCGGATACCTAGATGGCGTTACTAGTTCGATCCAGACTCAGCTTGATTCAAAGCTAGCTTCATCTACTGCAGCTTCTACTTATGCACCATTAGCAGCACCTACCTTTACTGGAACCGTTGTCCTGCCATCAACTACTTCTATTGGAAGTGTCTCAGCCATCGAGATTGGTTATGTGGATGGTGTAACTTCGGCTATCCAGACTCAGCTTGATTCAAAGCTAGCTTCATCTACTGCAGCTTCTACTTATGCTCCGATTGATAGCCCTACGTTTACAGGTACGGTTTCTGGCATTACTAAGTCTATGGTTGGTTTGGGCAACGTTACCAATACTTCTGATGCCAATAAGCCAGTATCAACTGCTCAGCAGACTGCTCTAGATGCAAAACTTTCCCTAAGCGGCGGCACCATGACAGGAGCCTTGACGCTTTCAGGTGCTCCAACTTCTGATCTACATGCAGCTACAAAGCTATATGTGGATGGAGTTGCCTCGGGCATTAACTTCCACGCTCCAGTAGTTGCAGCTACAGCCGGAAATCTTGCTGGAACATATGACAACGGTACAAATGGGTATGGTGCAACTCTAACAAAAGCATCTAATGGATCAATTGGAACTATTGATGGTGCATCAGTAGTAGTTGGTTCACGTATCTTACTCCGTGCACAGACCGATGCAAAACAAAATGGTATTTATACCATTACTGCTGTAGGTAGTGGATCAGCTCCTTGGCAGATAACTCGTGCTGCAGATGCTGACAATAACCCATCTGGTGAACTTGCCGGTGGAGATTTCTGCTTCGTTACAGGTGGTAGCACCTATGCAAACACTGGATTTATCTTATCTAACTCTGGCTCAGTTGCAATTGGAACTGACAATGTTACATATGTGCAGTTCAATGCTGCTCAAGCAATTGTTACCGGGTATGGTCTAACTAAAACTGGTGGAACAATTGCTGCAGATAACACTGTACTTGCTCCACTTGATGCTCCAACCTTCACGGGAACAGTGGTACTGCCAAGTACAACATCTATAGGTAGCGTAAGTGCCACGGAGATTGGGTATGTAGATGGCGTTACTAGTTCGATCCAAACTCAGCTAGATGCTAAAGCACCAAGCTCTTCTCCTACCTTTACCGGAACTGTGACTACCCCGCTATCTACAGCTGGATATGTTAAGACTAATTCAAGTGGTGTTCTGAGCTCATCTGCGGCCATTTCACCATCAGATATTACTGGAACTGCAGTTATTACAACAGACTCTCGTCTATCTGATTCTCGTACACCTACCGGTTCTGCTGGTGGAGACCTTACTGGAACATACCCAAACCCGACCTTAGCAACTACAACAGTCACCGCTGGTTCATACACAAGTGCAAACATCACAGTTGACTCTAAGGGTCGCATTACTGCTGCATCTAAGGGAGCAGCTGTAACTTCAGCCTCTTCTGCACCATCATCACCTACTGCAGGAGATGTTTGGTTTAATACAAATGATGGAAACCTATATGTCTACTACGGCACCACATGGGTTCTATCTAATGGAGTTACAAACCCTAATGGTTCTGGAGTTCCAGCAGGCGGAACTACCGGTCAAGTCTTAGTTAAAAAATCAGGCACTGATAACGATACTCAATGGGTCACACAGAGCGTTGATATAATGGTTATCATGGGTGCCTACTAATAAACCCACCATATTAATAAGGAAGTAGTAACTAATGGCTACGTTAACAAAGGCTCTAGCAAGAGCTTCATTTGCAACATCAGTTGGAGACCTATACACAGTCCCAACTACCGGAACCACGACCATCGTAACTAACATTGTAATTACTAATACAACTAGTTCTGCAGGTACTTTTACTATTCTGCTAGATGGTGTTGAGCTCTTTGCAACTAGCCCAATTGCTGGAAATGCTACCGTTTCTATGGACCTAAAGCAGGTTTTGGATGCCAATGCTACTCCAAAGAAGATTAGAGGATTTGCCTCTGCAACTACTATCAAAGTACACATCAGTGGAGTGGAGCTATCCTAATGTCATCTAATATCTATCCAAATCCTAATTCAGTCTTTACTCCTACAGAGGTTTTAAACGACCCTGTAAATAAGCTACGTACCTCAAGCCCACAGGCTCTTATTGATACTGACTTCGAGTATGGTACTCAGATTTCAAAGTGGGAAAACCTAGCTGCAACAAATAACCGTCCATTTGCAGCACCATCGGCCACCACATTGAGTAATATTTCTTCGATGACTATGTCTTCAAATGCTCGTGTAGTTACTGTTTCTCTCTCAACCACTTCGTCTACACCAAACTCTGTAGCCTCTGCCACTCCTGTTACTGGTTTTGCCACGTACACTACTGCTGCTAGCCACGGATTCTTCCCTGGTCAATACGTAACAATTGCCGGTTCCTCTGTATCTGGCTATAACGGAACATTTTTAATTACATCAACCCCTACTGCAACCACATTTGTTGTAGCCAACTCAACTACGGGAACTCCATCATGGTCAGGTGCATCTGCACTTGCTGGTGTTGCTCCAGCAGTTGGCTCGGCAATCACGGTACAGGATACATACCTAAATATTGCAAATGGTAACTTCTTGATTGAGACCGGTGGTGGAACTGGTACTTTTACCTACTTAGGTCGTGCTCAGAATACCCTGGGTGTTACTTCAATTTTTGACCCAAACAAGACATCTATTGCTGTAGCAACTATTTATACAAATGCTCAGATTGGTGGAGCACCTACAGTAACAGTTTCAGGTACTGATCTAAAAGTCACAGTAACAACAACTGTACCTCACGGATTATCAGTAGGCAATGAAATAGGTGTTACCGGTATTACCGGAACTAACCCACCAAATGGTTCGTATCAGGTAGCTACAGTTGCCTCTCCTACTACTTTTGTATATTATGCAGATCCTACAGAAGGAACCCCTTCTAGCTTGACTGCATCATCTGCAGCTATATATGTTCGTCCACAAGCTCAGTTCCTACACCGTCCATTTGATGGTGGAGTTCTTTTCTCTGCTAACGGTTCTTCCAACTATGAAACTGCAATTCGCCAGACTCGTCGTTACTTCCGTTACCAGTCTGGTAAGGGTATCCAGATGTCTTCTGGAACTATCTTTAAGCCATATGGAAATATTGACAGCATTACCTCTAGCGGTGGAGTTGCAACTGTAACCACTAAGGAGCAGCACAATATTCAGCCTGGAACAACTATCGTTATTTCTGGAGCAAATGAGTCAGCATATAACGGTTCATTTACTGTTAGCAGTATTACCGGTTATAACTCCTTCACATATGCAATTACCGGAAGCCCTGCTAGCCCAGCAACTGGAATTGTAAACGTAAACGTAAATACTTGGTACGGAGCAGCTAACCGTCTAGGAATTTTTGACAGCCAGAATGGACTTTTCTGGGAATTTGATGGTCAGAACCTATATGCAGTTAAGCGTTCTTCTACTCAGCAGCTTTCTGGCCGAGTAGACGTTACCAATGGATCAAATGTTGTCTCTAGAACTACATCCGCATTCCCTACTGCATTCTCTAGCCAGCTAAACCCTGGCGACTATGTAGTTATTCGCGGGCAGTCTTACCGAGTATTGGCAATTGATGACATATCATCTACACCAAACTTCACTATCTCTCCTTCATACCGTGGAGCTTCTACTTCACACGTAACTGTGTCTAAAACAATCGAGACTCGTATCCCTCAGTCGCAGTTTAATCTAGATAAACTAGATGGAACCGGCCCTTCTGGGTACACCATCGATCTAACCAAGATGCAGATGTTCTATGTGGACTACTCTTGGTATGGTGCTGGTTTTATCCGCTGGGGTGTACGTGCCACAAATGGTGACGTTATTTATGCACACAAGATGCAAAACAATAACGTCAACAATGAAGCATACATGCGTTCAGGAAACCTTCCAGGTCGCTACGAGTCGCAGACTCTACCACCGACTACTAAGGTGACTGCAAATATTGGTGCATCTGATACAACACTTACTGTTTCAGATACCTCATCTTTCCCTACTACTGGAACTCTTCTTATCCGTCCAAGTACAGCAACTAACCAAGCATCGTTGACATATGAATATGTAAACTACACTGGTAAAACTGCAACTACTTTCACTGGTTTGACTCGTTCTCAGGCTGGCGCAGCTGGAGTAACTACTACCTGGACAGCAGGCTCTAACTCAGGTACCGTATCCAGTGCAACAGGTATCCAGATCGGTCAACGAGTAGTATCTAGCACTAGCCCTAACCCAGTGCCAGACGGTACTTTTGTTACTGGAATTAGCGGAACAACTGTTACACTCAACTCTGCTCTAACGGCTAATAACCCGACTTTGATTTTTGCTCCGCTAGGTGCAACTTCTGGTACTGCTTATACATACTCAGCAGCATCTCCAATTTCAGTTGAGCTAGCAGCGCCTACATTCTCACCATCGGTATCTCACTGGGGTACCTCGGTTATTATGGATGGTCGATTCGATGACGACAAGTCTCTTATCTTCACATACGGTCAGACTAACTTTGCAACTATTGCTTCTGGTGCTAGCAAGGCTCTTATGTCAATCCGAGTAGCTCCGTCTGTGGATAACGGTATTGGAGCTGCTTTTGGAGCTCGCGACTTGATTAACCGCATGCAGCTAAAGATGAGCGCCTTGGATATCACTACTAAGACGACAGGTGCAAACCTTTTGATTCGTGCATATCTAAATGGTGTACCTTCATCGGCAACCGCATGGACAAACGCTGTGGGCAATATCCCAGGCGTTGTTAACTCGTCTCTAGCTCAGATTGCTGACCATGGTACCGGTGTGACAACAGTTTATGGTGGAGAAGTTACCGGTGGATTCTTTGTATCTACAACTGGTTCGATTGATCTAGGATCTCTACGAGACCTAGGTAACTCTATCCTAGGTGGTGGCTCCACAGTAGCAAACACCGGAATCTACCCAGATGGACCTGATACACTTACATTTGTAGTTACAAATGTTGGTACAACATCTGCAGATGTACTTGGACGCATCTCTTGGACTGAAGCGCAGGCATAAAAATGGCACTTACTTTCCCTTCTAGCCCTACTAATGGCCAGATTTATACATATAGCGGTAAATCTTATACATGGAACGGCACAGCGTGGACCCCGAATGCTCCAACATTTACAGCTAGCCGTGCCTTAGCAACCGATAGTAACGGGTCTATTGCTGCGTCTAGTGTAACTACTACAGAACTAGGGTATGTTTCAGGAGTCACATCAGCAGTTCAGACTCAGTTAGATGGAAAAGCTGCTATTGATTCGCAGACCTTGACTGGAACTCCAAAGGCTCCAACCGCTTCAGCTGACACAAACACCACTCAGCTAGCTACCACAGCTTTTGTTGTTGGTCAGGCTTCTTCATCAACTCCTGCTAATAATGGAACAGCCGCGGTAGGTACATCTCTTAAGTATGCCCGTGCTGATCACGTTCACGCCTCCGACACAACCAAAGCATCTCTATCAGGTGCATCATTTACAGGCAGTGTTGGTGTTGCTTCAGCCGGATTAGTATTCTCTGATTCGACCACCCAGGTGACTGCTGGTGTTCCATCTTTGACTACAATTAAGTCAACACTCTCGTCTAACACCTCAACATCTGCTCTAAGCTCAGCGCTAACCTATAGAGATGCATTAGTACCTCTATCTGGTGCTGTAAACCTTACAATAGATGCAGACGGAACCAACTCAATCACTTTTCCTATCGGAACTTCAATTGACTTTTATCAGAGCTCAGGGACAGGCGCCGTGTTTGTCCAGGGATCGGGAGTGACTTTGCAGTATACGCCGGGTCTAAAGTTCAGGGCAACATACTCATCTGCTACTATTACTAAGGTAGCTACTAACACTTGGCTGGTTTACGGCGACCTCTCAGCCTAAAAATTTTAAGGTAGAATGACATACTATGAGCAAAAGAACCGGTAAGCACTCCGCACAGCAGAATGACTTTTTGCAGCCAGCTGCAGTAACTATCACCACTGCAACTAACGTTGGTACTAACCGACCATACCTGTTTTCTGCTACTGGAAATGCTGGCACTGGTGGTGCAGTAAACCTAGTATGGACTCTACCTAATGGCTCAGCTCCAGCTATAAGCTACGATATTACAACTACCCCTACAACTGTAACCAAAAACACAACTACACTTCCAACTTCTGGATCTCCATTCGTATTTGAAGGTCTTGCCTCTGGTACAGACTATACATTCACGGTAGTAGCTAAGAACAATGCTGGAAACTCAAATCCAACAACTTCTCAAACAGTCTCTGTAAGTACTGTACCTCCTGCCCCAAATACTCCGTCAGTTCGTCAGGTCAGTAATGACCAAAATGACTACCTAACAATTACAATCTCTGCAACTGGTGGTTCTGCAATTACCAACTTCCACTGGGAAAGTACTGACTCTAAGTCTGGTGACCGAGGAACTAGTACCGCAGAATTTGCTGTAGCTCAGGAAGCTAATACTGCCCAACAGTATCGTGCTTATGCCACAAACGCCAATGGAAATTCAGACTGGTCTGGTTATTCTGGGTCTGTAACAACTCCTCCTTACTTCCCCCCTTACTTCCCGTTCTTCCCTTACTTCCCGCCATTCTTCCCGTACTTCCCTCCTTATTTCCCATACTTCCCATATTTCCCTCCTTATTTCCCATACTTCCCACCGTTCTTCCCTTATTTCCCTTATTTCCCACCGTTCTTCCCTTACTTCCCACCGTTCTTCCCTTATTTCCCACCGTTCTTCCCGTTCTTCCCGTTCTTCCCTCCTCGCTTCTGCATCGAGGAAAGTACTTTGGTTGATACTCCTTCGGGATCAGTAGCGGCTAAGGATCTTAAGGTAGGAGATACCTTGGTATCAGTAGCTCTAGAAGAGCTTTCAACAGAGCCTCGATCTGAAGAAAACTTTATTATTGGCCCTACACTAACCCTCGGCGGTGGAGAGCCAGTAGAGACTACTATCGTTGACATTATCGAGAGTACTAAGGCAGAAATCGTATACTTCAATGAAGATACAACTGCTAAGTACTCAAATGAGCAGTCAATGTTTGCCCTAGTTGATGGTCAGTTCCAGACTATAAATGCTGGACTACTGAAGCCTGGAGACTACTTGGTCAAGGTGCTGCCGGATGGTACTTATGTAACAGAAGAGATCTCATCTATCACCGAGATTTACGAACCTACAACCGTATATCAGTACATCTGTGAACCATATAACTGGTTTATTGCAGGTGGATATCTAGTACACCAGAACTAAATTAAGAAAAAATAAGGCCCCCACGGGCCTTATTTTTTTGCCAAAATCAGGATAATAGTGCTAGACTGGTGCCAATAGTTCAGGAGAATATATGACATACGATCCAAGTCAAAATAACTGGTTTACTAAAGACAGATCAGAAACTACTAGTAATAGGTCTGCAAATCGCCAGTTAGGTCCAATTACCGTATCTAATCCAGCACTGGGGATTAATGTTTATAGTGGTGCAATTTCTAGAGAACAAGGTCTTAAGTACATAGAGACTCTAGAATCTCATTTGAATGGGCAAACAAAATATGAGTGGCAGGGGGCTCGCGTGACCTCCTCAGACGAAGTTGCCTTATATGCCAGAAACGCTTTAGATTTTAAAATTAGCTCTAATAATCTAGGAGCTAGAACACAAGAAAACTCAGAGCTATATGACATGCATGAAAGAGTTTTTCAGGCTATTCGCCAATGTGTCGATGATTACGGTCGCCTATGGGGGGTAGGGATCGCATCCTATGAGTCCTTTAATTTTGTAAAATATGATGGCCCTGGCACTCACTTTAAGATTCATGCCGATCATGGACCAACCTATGTATGCACAATATCTGTCGTAGTTTATTTGAATGACGATTATGAGGGTGGAGAGATTTATTTCCCAAGATTTGATGGTCTAACTATTAAGCCAAAAGCTGGAGACATCGTTGTGTTCCCATCTACTTTTATCTATGAGCACGCATCTCAAGATATGGTTAGCGGAATTAAGTATGCAGTAGTTGTAATGACTGACTACAACGATCGCGATGGGGTAAACCACCGAGTATCTCCAACTATTCAAAACTATGAACTGAAGTACTAGTAGAAGGAAGCAAATGGAAACTGGACACATTAGCGCCCCCGATGAGCAGATGAAAAAAGACATGGAAGAGCACAATACTCGTCTCAAGTCTTGGTATAACATCGGGAATCAAACTTGGAGTTCGGCAGAAGAAGTAGCTCCTGGAACAGGAATTTGGGTATACCATGACGTACTTCCACCAACCTTAAACATTATTGATCGTCTAGAAGCAGTTCTCAGCGATCCATCTAATGACTACAATTTTGCAGATGCTATGGTTGGCTACGGGGTGAAGATGCCAGAATACCGAGACTGCTTTGATTTCAAATATAAAAAGAGTGATATTGCTCAGGATACAACCCCATCTGGGCTAGCATTGCATCAGCTAGCGGATGATGTCTATTCCAGAGAACTAGAGGCTGTAAAGCACTACACTAAGCACTACAATATCGGTGAACTCCGATACTGGGAAGCAACTAACTATATTAAATATGGCCCTGGTCAGCACTTCCAAGAGCACCATGATCATGGATTTTCATATAACTGTGTTGTGTCTCTAGTAGCATTCCCTAACGATGATTACGAAGGGGGGGAGCTATATTTCCGTCTCCACAATGTAACCATTAAACCTAAGGCGGGAGATCTATACATCTTCCCATCTAACTTTATGTACCCACATCGAGCGATGCCAGTTAAATCAGGGACCAAGTACTCTATGGTTACAATGCTTGACTATAGCGATAAGTTTCACAATCCTAAATTTTATGAAGAAACTGGAAGCTAATGAAGAAAATTGAAGTAAGACGTCTACGCCCCACCTCGGCTCAGGTAGAGCAGCTACCTGGAACCAGAGAGTGGATGGACAACACTCACGATAAGCATGCGTATATGTGCTTCCCGGTCTCTCTCACTAATCGGTTGGGCTGGGGAATATCTTTCCCCGAGGACATCTCTTTTATCTGGGATGGTGTGGAGAACTATGAACAACACCACGTAAAAGTCCTTAAGGGATCCGACTATGTATATACAGGAAGAGCCCACGGCACAGTTAGTTTCTATGGTGGACTAATGATTAGAACCGATGAGAATACGTCAATGCTTACGATGCCTACACCTAATCTATTTATTAGGGGTATTCAGCCGTTTACGACGCTAATGAGCACATCTTTCTATACGGGAGAATATCCACTAGCTCTTAAGATAACTGAGCCAAATCGAGAAATAACTATCCCAGCTGGTACCCCTATTTTTACCATTCTGCCTATTTCAATCGGTAGCTTGCAAGACGAATACGAGATGGAAATCTCTGAAGGTGATATGTCTCGTGAATACTATGAAGAACTTAAGAAATATGGCGATGCTGCAGAGGCTAAGAACTCTGTTGGCGACTGGTCAAAGATGTATCGAGATGCAATCAACTATGACGGAAGTTCAATGGGATCGCATGAGTCAAAAAATATTCGACTAAAGACAGTAAAGTGTCCAGTAACAGGAGATACCTATGAAATCCCAGCTGATTAAGTTTATAAGTAATCGACCTTGGTTGAATAGCAAAAGTGCTTCTGTACCAGGCCCTACTATTAAAACTATTCCAGAATGGTATCGTAAGGCTGATCGTTTTGCAATCAACCCCCACACCAACGAGCCATGGATTAATCCTCAAGACGGTGGAAAAGTCCCTACATGGAAAGCTTGCCCAGCGGTATTTGACATCATGGGCACTGGCTATGTCTATAAGACCCCATGCGACGTTGAGGTCTATGAAGAAAATGGCGAGATCCGGATTCGAGTATTAGATCCTCAGAATAAGGACTTTGTTGGCGATCGTATGCCAATGCCCCAGTTTGTTTCGCCACGCGGGTATCACGAGAAGCATTTTGCCTGGTGGGCCGATTGGGCAGTAGTTCTTCCAGAGGGCTATAGTGCACTTTATTCTCAGCCTTTTAATCGCTTTGAGCTACCGTTCTTAACGACCAGTGGAATTATTGATAATGATAAAGTTCATCTCCCAGGTACCATGCCATTTTTTATTGCTAAAGGTTTTACTGGAGTAATCCCAGCCGGGACTCCATATGCTCAAATCATCCCATTCAAGCGTGAAGACTGGACCTCAGAGGTTCAAACTAATATCGGCTATGAGCAGATGATGAAGAATAATATGGAAAATAGCCAGAAGTACCGAGTACCTAATGGTGGAGTTTATCAAAAGGAAGTCTGGACTCGCCGAGTCTACGAGTAATGTAGGATAAAAGTATGAGTGAACAAGAACTAGCAAATAGCCACAGAGGTGCTGAACGAGTATCTATTACTCCTTCTGGATTTTTTGGTAACTCCCCTGACAATATTGTCACCCTAGAAAACTTTATGACTGAAGAAGAAATAGTCGCACTGGATACTTTTATTCGTAGCAATACCGAGTGGGATGTAACTGAGACCCACTACAACGACGAGGGCACAGTGATCTATGACTCTGACTACTGGGCAAACAGGGTTGCCACGTATGGAACTATCGATCGAGTAAATCCGGAAATCCCTAGAATTATTGAGGGAATGGTAGCTCGTTTTAAGGTTGAAGTAGATAAGTTCTTTAATGTTGATGCCATGCCAACAAGCCCTGCTCTAGTTCGATGGCTACCAGGGATGTTCCAGCACCCACATGCTGATAAGGAACTTCACGTTGGTGATGATAGAGGAAAGCCAAATGATTTTCCATATTATGACCTAGCTGGCCTTTTTTATATCAATGACGACTACGAGGGTGGAGAGCTGTACTTCCCAAACCAGGGAATCCAGTTCAAGCCAAAGCGTGGAGCTGCCTACTTCTTCCCCGGAGATATGAACTATATCCATGGGGTAACTGAGATTAAATCCGGTATTCGCTACACATGCCCGTTCTTCTGGACAATTGTTAAGCATCATGGAAGTTAAAAACCTATACCCAAAAATAAGTGTTTATAGCGGTTTGCTAGGAAATACTTCTGAGCTTGTGACTACCCTAAGGGAAGTATATGACTGGGATGGTTGGTATACTTTTGGCGATCAGACCGTTATCCAGTTGAATCGTAGAACCTTCGAGACCTTCCCAACGAAAGAAGAGTGGAAGCAGATTGAAGATTCTGTAGAAAAGCCTAACTCAGCGGCAAGTATGATCTTGTCTGCCTTCTATGAAGCAACTAAACATTATGTAGAAAATAACAAAATTACTCCAGTAGCTTGGAATTTTAACTCTCCTGCAATATGCATGTATAACACTAATGCTGGTGCATCAGAAGAAGTTGCCATGCACTACCACACCGATTTTCAGCAAGAAAAACGTGATGAACCCGGATTTAAACCATACATTACATGCACTATGTATTTGAATGACGACTATGAAGGTGGAGAGATAGATTTTAAGATTCTAAAAGAAGGATCTCCATCAGATAATTTTGTATACAAACCCAAAGCAGGGGATATTTTAGTATTCCCATCTAATCAGCCTTACTACCACGGAGTGCATTTAACAACCAAAGGTCAAAAATATTTTGTTAGATCGTTCTGGGACTATTACTTTCCAGGCACCCCGGAATGGCACCAAGGACTTAAATCATATGGTCAAGAAAAATGGCTAGAGATGGAAGCTCAGCGGGAGAAGGCAGAGAGAATTGATGGACGCTATAACCTCATGAATGGGGATTACTAATGTCGTATTCTTTAGATTCAAATACTTTTATATACTATAAAAATGAAATAAATACAAAATCTCAGCTCGGTGTGCTAGAAAATAAAATTGTTGAAATACCTAATTTTGTAGATGCTGATATTGCAGAGAAACTAATTGAGTATTTTGAAAATGGCCCAGAATCCTGGGAGCCTATTGCTTTTTACGGCTCCTATGGCATGGGACTGAATCCAGATGCTGAAGAGTTAAAAAAGTTTGACCTAGACTCTAAAGTGTTTGAAATTATAAACAGCAAAACTAAAGCCGCTGTAGAGATTATTTTTAATATAGAAGTTAAACCAAATACATCTCACGCCCAAAAATGGGTGGAGGGTGGATTTGCCTATCCTCACTCGGATAATTCCGATTTTGACGGGAATCCAACTGCATTCGAAATAAACAAATATGTAGCCATTTTATACTTAAATGATGACTATACTGGCGGGATCTTGCACTTCCCAGACCATAACCTTTCAATTAAGCCTAACAAATACTCTATATACATAATGCCTGGTGGTATAGAGAATATCCATGAAGTAAGGGAAATACTCTCTGGAGAACGCCACACTATGCTCTCGTTCTGGGATTTTGCAGATTCAACCTACTCGGAAGAAAGAAAGCTTCAGTGGGAAAAAGAATTAGAAGAAGTTAGAGCCTCTCAAGCCGAGCAACGCGAAGAGTGGAAAAACGGAAATAAATACGCATGAATAAGGTAGCACTATGTCAGAACTAAATCCTATAGAGATATACCCAAGAATCATGGTATTTAAGGGTGCATTTAAAGACCCGATGGCTTTTATTGAAAAAGTTAAGCAGCTTCCTACGTGGCAAGCTTGGTGGACTTTTGGAGAATTGGCAAGCCTACCTGGACCCGAATATACAAGATTCGAAACCAAACCAACCCCCGCCGAGTGGGAAAAATTTATTGCAGATACTGAGGTAAATCAGAAAGGTATGCCAGGTGCTGATTTACCACCATACATTGATCAACTTTTTTATGAAGTAACTAATCACTATATGGATGTATACCCACTTGAATTAAAAAACTGGTGCCACCAAAAACCTTCTATTGCTAAATATGTAGCTCTAGGTGGGGTTGATGATGATCGCTACTCAATGCATTACCACACAGACTTTCAGCGAGAAAAAGCAGATGCACCTGGTCTCAAGTTTGCACTAACTTGCACCATGTACTTGAATGACGACTATGAGGGCGGGGAGCTTTCATTTAAAATTCTTCGAGAAGACGGTGTGGTGGATACTATAGATTTTAAGCCTGGTTTAGGTGACGTAGTTGTTTTTCCATCAGTAGAGCCGTACTTTCACGGGGTACGTCAAATTGCAACAGGAGATCGTTATTTTATTAGAACTTTTTGGCTAGAGCAGTTCGAGGGAACCCCGGAGTGGAATGCTGGATTAGCAGAGCACGGGCCGGAGAAATGGGCTGAAATGGAAAAAGCTAGAGAAAGCGCCTTTAGAAGAGAGCAAGACAAACATAGGGATAGGTTCTACGACTAGTAGTATACTTATATTTTAAGAATAAATTAGGAGAAAAATGATTCCGGAACCGATATGGCTAAAGGATGATGTTGTCACATTTCCTGAATTTTTAAGCCCGGAAGAGTGCAACAAGATTATTGCATTCTTTGAAGAACAGGGTACAGTATCAGGTCACTGGATGCAGACCTGCTTCTATGACTCTCTAGGCATGGCTCTCATGATTGATGAGGATGCCTTGCATCGTTCGGGGTTGGAAGATATCCACCAAAACTATTTCCGTTGGTTGCCAGAGCACATCCGCGCTGCCGTAGAGCAAGCCTACGATCGAGAAGTTACTTTAAATAGTGCTCATGCTCAGAAATGGCCAAAGGGGGCTTTTGCTCGTTGGCACTCGGATAGTTCTGACCTAGAGGGAAATCTAACTGCATGGCGTAACAATAAGTTTGCCACCGTTCTATATTTAAATGATGATTACGAGGGTGGGGAGCTAGAGTTTCGTGATCATGATCTAACTGTAAAACTCCCTCAGGGTAGCCTAATTGCTTTTCCTGGTGGCGTTCAGAATATTCATCGTATTACTGAAATTCTAGAAGGAACTAGATTTACAGTAGTAGGTTTCTGGGATTATGCTGACTCGGTTTACACCGAAGAAGAGCTCAAGCAGATGGAAGATGAAATTGCGTATGAGCGCACCCGCCAGGATGAGCAAAAGAAGCAATGGGCTGCAGGGAACAAAAACGCTTAAATAGCTTGGGAGAGCCATGATTGATCCATCAAAAGTAACTGTATATGCCGACAGAATTTTTTATTTTGAAGGCATTTTAGATGATCCTGAATATGCAATAGATATGCATAAAAATATGGATTCTTTGCTAGAAACAGATCACTATGATGTTTTCCATAAGCTAGGTCCGTGGCAAACATCGGATGAGATACCGCACATCTATGGCACTAAGCGTATGTCCACAAGAATGTATTTAGAGTCTACTAAAAACGAGGAAGTAAAAGCTTTTTATACAAAAATAAATAATATTTTTGATGAAGCTGGTCGTTACTACTTCGATGCTCTTGGCATGGATTATCAAGGTGGCAGAATTATGACTGATTTTGCCTCATTCCACTACAATACTGGAGAGGAAATGGGGCCTCATGTTGATGATAACTATGAGCCTCAAGTGGACCCTATTTGTACAGGATTAATTTACCTAAATGATAACAAAATAGGTGGAGATCTTTGGTTTCCAGAGCAGAATTTAACTATTAAATCTACTCCAGGAAGCATGGTTATTTTCCCATGCGTAAAGCCATTTTTTCACTCATCTACCAAAATTCAGCAAGGTGAAAAATTCCACATTGGTACCGGGTGGAAGCGTCATAGAACTCCAGAAGAAATTGCAGCACTAGATCCGGATTATGGAAAAGATGCTAGACCAGACCTAGCTATGAAATAATATATCCTATATCTAAAAATAAAACAATTCAATCAAACACCGCATACTAGGGTAAAATATAAGAGACCTCATATATCTTAGGGACTCTTGTGCACTGTACAACTACGAATGTTTACGACATTATTGTCGATCAAGGTGCTACCCTCTTGCGTTCAATAGGGTTAAAGAACGCTGCTAAAAAATCAGTGCCTTTAAATGGCTATACCGGAGTGATGGAGATTCGTTATTTAAAAACAGAATCCCCTGATGTGATTTTAACTTTAACCACAGAAAATGGTGGCATTGAGGTAAACCCAACAGCAGGAACTGTTCTTATTATTGCATCACCTGCGCAAACTGCAGCTATATCTCCAGGAAAATATGTCTACGACTTAGAGATGACCGAGACATCTACGGGCACGGTCACTAAAGTCATTCAGGGAAACTTAACAGTTAGACCAGAGGTTACAAAATAATGTTGTCAGATGATTTCGCTTTTGTAGAGATTAAAGCTGTAGGTGTTCAAGGTCCTAAAGGTGCTACTGGTGCAACCGGACCAGCGGGAGCTCCAACAGGAGCAACTGGAGCAACTGGAGCAACTGGTGCCACAGGGGCGACAGGGGCTACTGGAGCAACTGGTGCAACTGGCCCAACTGGAGAACAAGGATTAAGAGGTGTTTCAGGTCTTACTGGACATACCGGTGCTACTGGAGCGACTGGACCAACTGGACCAACTGGAGCAGACGGATTAGATGGCAACAATGGGGTAACTGGTGCCACAGGGGCAACAGGTGCAACAGGCGCAACCGGAGCAACTGGTGCAACAGGTGCAACTGGTGCTGAAGGTCCAAGAGGTTTATCTGGCTTAAGTGGTGCTACTGGTGCTACTGGTGCAACAGGTGTAGCCGGTGCTGATGGTATTGATGGTATTGATGGTGCTACCGGCGCTACTGGTGCAACAGGTGCTACTGGTGCCACTGGTGCAACTGGTCCAAGAGGATTCGAATCTAATATACCGGGACCTACAGGTCCAGCAGGACTTAATGGACCATCTGGACCAACTGGCCCTACAGGTTCAACAGGTGCAACTGGTGCAACAGGCGCTACTGGTCCTACAGGTCCTACAGGTTCAACTGGTGCTCAAGGAGTTAGAGGATTATCTGGCTTAACAGGAGAAACAGGTGCAACAGGATCTACTGGTGCAGCCGGAGCTACTGGTGCTACTGGTGCTGAAGGTCCAAGAGGTTTATCTGGTCTAAGTGGTGCAACCGGTGCTACCGGTGCGACTGGTGCTCAGGGGGATGCCGGTCCTCAGGGAGTTCAAGGTCTTCGCGGTATTCAAGGTATTCAGGGTGCAACTGGTCCCCAAGGTATCCAAGGCGAGCAAGGAGATATTGGCCCAACTGGACCACAAGGTGTAGTAGGGTCCACAGGGCCGGTAGGGCCTACTGGTGCAACGGGAGCAACTGGACCAATTGGGCATACTGGTGCAACTGGTGCTGATAGTACAGTTCCTGGTCCAACTGGACCTATAGGTGTTACCGGCCCAACTGGACCTACAGGTGCGACTGGTGCGGACAGTGTTGTTCCAGGGCCTACAGGGGCAACTGGTGCTACTGGATCGACAGGAGCTACCGGAGCTACTGGAGACACTGGTAGCACTGGAGCTACAGGGGCGAGAGGTGTTACAGGGCCAACCGGAGCACGAGGTTCTGTAGGGGCTACAGGCGCAACTGGGCCTCAGGGCATTCAGGGAATTCAAGGAAACACTGGTCCTCAAGGTGAGGTAGGACCTACCGGATCTCAAGGTGAGCAAGGTATCAGGGGTATCCAGGGCGTAACTGGTCCTACGGGCTCAACTGGTTCTACTGGCCCTACAGGAGCAACTGGAAGTACAGGGCCTACAGGGGCAACTGGGCCAACTGGTGCAACGGGATCTACCGGAGCAAATAGCACAGTCCCGGGGCCGACAGGTCCTCAAGGTAGATTCTATACTTCCGATACAGAGCCTACGGAAAATTTAGCTACTGGAGATGTTTGGTTTAACACAACTAATGCCAAAGTTTACACATATTATGATAGTTTCTGGGTAGAGTGGGCAAGTTCTGATATTGGACCTACCGGCCCAACCGGACCTCAAGGACCTCAAGGTATACAAGGAGTTGCCGGAGCTGCCCTCACAGTTAAGGGATCATACGCAGATATTTATGCGTTTCAAAATGCTAATCTGACTGGAGCTCTGGGGGATGCGTGGTTCCTAATTTCAGATGGGTCATTGCTAGTCTGGGATACTAATACTTCCTCGTGGTTTGATGCCGGAGATCTAATTGGTCCACAGGGTATTCAAGGTATTCAAGGGACAACTGGTGCAACTGGTGCTACTGGAGCAACTGGTGCCACAGGGGCTAGAGGTGCAACTGGAGCGACTGGAGCAACAGGTGCTCAGGGGGAGCAAGGTGTTCGTGGTTTAGCTGGACTAACCGGTTCTACTGGACCAACCGGTCCTCAGGGAGCCGTTGGCCCTACTGGAGCAGATAGTACTGAAGTAGGACCGACTGGGCCAACCGGACCAAGAGGTGCTACTGGAGCTACAGGGGCTACTGGTGCTACTGGAGACGCAGGTTTAACAGGTGCGACTGGTGCTACTGGTGCTACTGGTGCTACTGGTGCGACAGGTGCAACGGGAGCTACAGGTGCAACTGGTGCTCAAGGAGCAGCTTTAACTGTTTTAGGATCTTATGCAGATATTACGGCATTCCAAGAGGCGCACTTAACCGGATCTCCAGGAGATGCGTGGTTCCTAATTTCAGATGGGTCATTGCTAGTCTGGGATATCAATACCAACGACTGGTTTGATGCAGGTGATTTACTTGGTCCTCAGGGTGTTCAGGGACCTACGGGTGCTGCAGGCACAGATGGTGCAACAGGCGCAACAGGTGCCACTGGTGCAACTGGTGCAACAGGTCCAACCGGCTCTCAAGGACTTCAGGGAATTAGAGGTGCAACTGGAGCTACCGGTTCTACCGGTCCTCAAGGCGATGCAGGGGCACCTGGCGCTGATTCGACTATCCCAGGTCCTACAGGTTCAACAGGTGCAACTGGTGCAACAGGCGCTACTGGTCCTACAGGTCCTACAGGTTCAACTGGTGCTACGGGTGCTCAAGCAGACCTATCAGCAACCACGGACATTATCCCTGCCATCGACAACACTTACGGACTAGGTAGTACCTCTTACCGTTGGAAAGACATTCATCTAGGTCCTGGTACTTTGTTCATCACTGACCAAACTTCGGGCTACCCCACTGCTGAGATTTCTGTAAATACTGGTGTGTTCAACATTAACGGTATTGCTCAGGCTCAGTTGCCTGACGTTAGGGTTACTAACCTTATCTTCAATGACGGCACTGTGCAGACCACCGCAGGGAATGGGACTATAAGAACGGCTACGACAGGCAACACAGTAACCATAGACATGTCTACTGATAGCATCGTTCATATCCATGTTAATTCAGGAACTCTTACAGTTACTTTAGCTAACCTTACCGCGGGTAGAACTTGTGAGTTATTGGTCATGTACGGAAACACTTCTGGGGCACAGGTTTTGCACGGAATAACTGGGGCTTATCAATCC